TACCCTTTTTTTATGAAAAGGGTCTATTTATTATGTAAAGAAACTATCTAAACTTGCAACTGGTTCAGGATTCCAACCTACTAGTCCAATGACTGCTTTTAGTGGTTCAACAAATGCTTTATCAAACTGTTTGTCATGGTCAATAAATCTATGCAGGTCAAATTCTTTTGGTAACGCTCCAATGAAAGATATCACATTCTCATTGATAGGATTCGGTGTAGTCAAATATGAGAAATGTAATTGTTCTGCTTCTTTGATTACTTCGTATCTCATGTCAAGATTCTTCTGTGTAAGTAAATGATTGTATAACAATGCACCTCTCACATGTATTGGTGTTCCTTTACTGTAGATAGTTGTTCTATCTGAGTATTGTCTGAGACCACGGCAACCTCTAGGGAATGCAACGTCCTCAGGCGGTAGCGTTCTAAAGTCTCTTCGTGCTTTTTCTACAAACTCCCATAGGTCTTGTTCTGTTCCATTCATGACAACATTAAATGCGTCTGTAAGTTTACCTCTAACCCATTGTGGTGTAGAAGACTTTGCAGTTTCTATGCCCATCATTTTCAGTTTAGGTTCTCTGAGTCTGACTCCTTCGTTATCATGTACGTTAAGAATGTATCTCTTCTTAGCAGTCCAAATACCTCTGTCTGCAATTACCTCACGACCCATTTGCATTTTCTGTTGGAATGCATTTGTATCTTTTGCAAGTTTATCATATCCTTTTGCAAGTACAGGTTCAATAGTATCTTCTGAGATAGTATTAATGAAGTCAATAATTTTTGCCTTCGGTGTATCTTCGGGAAAGACTTGTTTCACTAAATCGTCAAGAGTGATATACAATGAATCAGTATCGATTGCAATCACATAGTCTTTGTCTTCTGTCTTGAGAACTTGATTCAACCAATCATTGATTGTTTTCTCACCCCACTGAATAATCAACTGACCCGAAGTCGTAATTGCTTCTGCAAGGTCTACAGAAAAGAATGCAAACCACTGATTAGCAAGAGCACCATAAGCACTGTTCAATGCAATCTTACGAACTTGTTGGTTGTTATACGCACGTTTGATTTTTGTTTCTAAAACTGTACGTTGTTTCTTATCCGAAACACTTTCCAGTTCAATTTGATATCCAATCATTTTCTTCTTCCATAACTTTCTTTCGTCATAGAATTGTTCCATGAGTTCAGGAAGAAAACCTTGTTTGTCTTTTTTGAATTGTGCACCGTTTGGTGTTACAGCATAATCACCTTTGATTGTCTGTTTACCAGTAAGTAATTTTTCTACAGAAGTATCTACCTTACCCCTAATCATTTTTTCAGGCGAGATATTATACTGCATAATAATATGTGGATACAATGAGTTCAAGTCGAAACTTACAACCCAGTCATGACCGCCAACCAATGGTTCTTTTACGTAAGCACCCTCAATCTTATTGGTCTTTTCTTGTCCACGTAATTTCTGTGGTGGTGTTTGGATTCCTTGTTCCTTGAGGAAGTTGTAAATAATGGTTTCCCAATATTTCACCATTCCAAATGTGTCTGCATAATTACACTTAGCAGTATACGCCATTGATTGAATCAACTCAATGAAACCAAGTTTGTCTTCCAGTTCTTCAATCAGTTCTACGTCACGGACATTGTATTCTAAGAACAACGGATAATTAGTTCTGTATAATGTGTGTAAAGAACCGTACTCTGAATAATCTAGTTTTCCTTTACCCAGTTCAACTTGTGCTATGTGGTCAAGTTTGTAACTCTCTTGTTTGATAAATGTATTTTTTCTATACAGTTCAAGATAGTCAAGAACATTCACACCATAGAGATTGTATACTTGATTCTTTTGATATCCATACTGAGTGAATTCTCTTACGTCTGACATTCTCCAAGGCGAAAGTTTTTTGTGATACCCGTCACCAAATAATCTATCAATACGATTACAAAGATATGTAATATCAAATGAGTTTACATTCCAACCAGTTATGATATCAAATGATTGTTTGTCCCAATACTTTATAAATGCTTCTAGTAAGAATGCTTCATCTTGACAATCGACATAGTCAACATTGTCAGGTGCGTCCCATGGGCCGATTCCAAATGTAACTGAGTTCTTACCGAATGGTTTGATTGTGATTGCGTTGACTTTCTCTTTCGCTTCCATAGGGTCAGGAAACCCTTCTTCACACTCACACTCAATATCAAGTGAGGCGACACGAATGAGTTTGGTATTAGGTTCTATTGTACCTTGAAACTTATCTGCAATATAAGTGTAGACATAACGGTCATAACCGTGGATATCAAATCCTTCCACTTGTTCATATTGTTCTCTGAACTTACGTGCACCACCCATAGAATTTAGATTCACAACCTCAAGTGGTTGTCCGTCTAAAGACCTATAAGCGGTTTGTCCTTTCTTAGATTTGACGTAGTGATTAGGTCGATAGGCAACTTGAAGTTTTACCTTCTTATTGCCTTGATAACCTGTTACTAATATCTTGTCTCGTGTGCGTGCTACATTAGTGTAAAAATCCATACTGTAATTATACTACAGTTTGTTCTATTCTACAAGATTCTTTTTAGAATGAAAATCAAAGTTATTGATTGCAACGTCCTTAATATCCTTCCAGTGTGCTATTTGAGATAACTCATCTTCCACTGTCTTCATTAAGTCAGGGTGTTCTGCAACACCACTTGCATTCTTTGTTAATACCTCAACATTAATTTTGTGTTTTGAAATCATTGCGTCTGCTTGTTGCACAATCGCATTTAATACTTTGTCGTGAAAATCAATCATACATTCCTAACTGTTTCTTGTAGTTCTACACTCCTGCGTCCTACTTGTTTAAACCAACGACTATCTTCCATTTCAACAGCCATTCTTTCCCAATCATGGTCTTCAACTGCATTCAACATATTCTTGAATTTACCCAGTCTAGTTCCACCTAAGTTGAAACACATGTTAACCAAGACTTCTCTAATGTCGCCTGGCAAATCGTACCAAACGTCTTCTCCGATAACATGAACTGTTTCGTCCATATGTTTATCAAAGTCTGAGTCATAGTATGCGTCTACAACTTCTTGCGAAACTGCAGTACCAACTTCCCAATCGTACTCAGGGTCTTCGGGTTGACATAAATGTCCAACACCGAGAGTTTTAAATCCCAATGAGTCAATATAAATTTCTAGCACTTCACCTTCGTGCCTCTTAATCGCTTCTTTACATCTTTCTACGTTCATTTTTTCTCCTCGCTTCTTGCGACTTGTTCTTCTAGGAGTTCTACTAGAATATCTCCCATGAGGTTATTTAGGTCATTGTCTTTTTCTAAATCTGACAAGTCCATACCTTCGGGAACTCTTCTAATAGTTCTCTGAAAATTTAGTTCAGGTTTTCCTTCTACGAATTCCACCTTTCCATATTGATAAACGGTGTCTTTGAATTCACCCTTTATAATTTCTATAGCATAGTGTTCTTCGTCCCTTTGATTAGGATTCTCTACTACTCTATACATTTCACCAATTAAATGTGGTCTGTTACTCAATGCAATTCTCCTTTTTGAAATGACTTCATTTCCTGTACACCTTTATAATTATGGTGTGCTTGAATTGTCATGTCTGCTATTTCTATTTCAGGATAACTTGTAATCAACTTATAAACCAGTCCAGCAACTTCTTGACGTGAGATACTAGGCATAGGTGAATTAAGAAGACCTAGATTTAAAGTTGTCATTTTGTATTTTTTATCTGAGTTGTATTGTAGGTTATTTGCTAAATGATTGAGAGACGCTTTAGCAGCTGAATAGAGATAACCTTTTGATATGTTTGGTTGAGCAGCTCTTGAAGAAAAATTAATAATATATTTGTTTCCTTTATCTACCCAAGAATCATGTGCGTATTGAAGTATCTTTGTTTGTTCAAATTCGTCATGTGCAAAATTAATCAAAACGTCAACATTAGCCCAACCCCACCAGTTCATACCATTCATTGTGATATCTTCCATACGTGGTGTATGTACTTCTATAGTATCACCTTTAAATGGTGTTGCTTCTAGTGTGTCTTTAATTGTCTTTGCTAGACCACTACTTCCTGTTATTGCTACTTTCATAATATTCTTTTACCAAATCAAAAGACGGTTTGCCGAACAGTGAACCGTCTACACTGCATTTATTACAAGGTGATTGACTTCTATCACCTTTCATTAATCTTTTACGAATCTTTGTCATAGGTTTACTGAACCAAACGTCATGTAATGTTGACTGTAGCAAGTTACCTACAACATGTTCTCTCCCCCAATCGTTTGAACAAAATAGAACATCACCGTTCCAATCAACAAACATTTTGTAGAAGGGGTAATGACAAGGTTTGCCTTTCAAAGAAGTAATGTCTGTTTCTTCTATCCCAACCCAGTCAATTACCCCACTACGGTTATTGAGAATCAATCCATGTTTCTCAAAGTCTCCCCAATGCATTCTAAATTTATACATATCTTCTCTGACATTCTTTAGCATTTTTTCAAAGTGTGTCATTTGTTCTATACCGTCATACAAATTTATGTACAGTAAATCTAGTCCTGCTTTATACAATCTTTCAACATACTTTTCTGTAAGTTTGTCTCCATTTGTATTACATTCAATTGTTGCCATTGGTAAATTAAATCTAAACTCTTTAACTATCTCTACAAAGTTTGGATTCAATAAATTTTCTCCGAACCCACTGAATGATATTTTACCTGAATACTGATTTTCTCCTAATTCTTCTGCAATGGTTCTAGCACCTTTAATCGTAAGATGGAGATTCCTGTTGGGAAATACTGTTGGGTCATGTCTTGGACAAAAGACACATGTCCTGTTGCACAACTCAGTAGTATTAATTTCAACTGTAAGAATCGAGTCAAGAGGTTTGAGTTCATTACTTTTTTTATTCCAATGTTTTTCTTCTTGTTTCCTTCTGTGTTCTAGGAAATCATATTGGTCAACTGCCTGTGTTGGTATGTTTCTACTCATATTGAAACTGGAGCGGAGAGATAGGATTGCACTATCGTCTCTGTGGTGGAACCACAGCGTGTTGCTATTACACTATCTCCGCTTAACTTATCGGATAATGTCAATGTTTTCTGCATTAACATTCCATGTTTCTAGTTCAGTTCTGAGTCTGTTTTCGGATTTAAGTTTGTCATATCTTTTACCAGCAAGTTTTTTCCACCAGTCAACTACACCTTCTAACTCGTATCTATCATAGTTGGGTGCTTTCTTTAATTCGTCTGTTTCTAGATTTAAATAATCCACTACATTCTCATAACCATAATTTGAAAAGTATTGTCTCTTCTGTTCCGTTAGACCTTTTGCATTTTCAAATGCTTGATTGAATTCTTTTAACTTTTCTTTGTCGTGTATATTTAGTGAGTTCTTTATCATAGAAATTTGTTTCTGAATAGTCTTCATTTTTCTTGACGAAGCGTCATCATGAACTAATGGTTTACCGTCATTTTTAGTTTCAAACCAATACTTCAAGTCTCTATAGTTTTGGTCATTAATAGAAGGCACAAAATCTGATACGGTCAATCCTTTAAATCTTAAGAAAGGTTTCATACCGTCATACTGTGAAGAAGTCTTTGACGAACCGTATAAAGAAGTTGTTTCAAAACCACAAAATTTTGTATTGTATTTTTTGTTTAATGTTCTTCTAGCATGGTGTGAACAACATATAGCTGCAAGTAACTTACCACCAAGATAATTATATCCAAATGGTTGAGTAGGGACAATGGTGAATCCCATAATAACCGAATCATTGAACCTCTTCATTGTATCTTTACACATAGTATCTAAAGGTTTACCTAACATAACATTTCTAGGTTTAGAATTAATTGTTGGTGAACCGAATCTAATAAAACCCATAATCTTGTTTGTGTTTTTTTCATACACAACCCACTTCAATGTCTTGCCAGGAATTGACTTCTCTAAAGCATGAGACGTGGTGATTTCTAGGTAGTTATCATATAGGTCATTTGATAAGACTCTACATTCAAATTCCATGTCATGAGGGTGCATTGTGAAGTCACTAAACATATCATCTTCTGGCCCCATGCCAGGCAATGACGTTGGTAGATTAGCAACACGTTCTAATTTGATTTTACGTAGATAATCGTCAATACGGTCAAACCCATTATAGAAATCTATATAGATTTGCGAGGCGTAAAGAGAATCTTCTTTAGATAGAATTACAGACATACACCTATTATACTAAACAAGCGTATGTCTGTATAGTGGGTTTTTAAGAAATTTTGATTTCTTGAGGTTTGTCTTCTTCGGGTATTTCCCTAATCAACTGAACACTCAAAATACCGTTATCACACCAAGCAGAATCAATTACAATATCGTCTGCTAAAGTGAAACTTCTTTTGAATGAACGAGTAGCAAGTCCTTTATGGACATACTCTATTTCCTCGTCTGCTTCCTTTTTACCCTCAATGATAAGTTGGTTCTTCTCTTTAGTAACAGAGATTTCCGTCTTGTCAAAACCAGCAACTGCAAGTTGAACTGAAAAGTCCTCATCGTCATTTTTTATAATGTTGTATGGCGGGTAGTTTGTTGAATCATGCATGTTTTCTGCACGATTTAATAGTTGAAGAGTTCTGTCGAACCCGATTGCGAATGGGAATGATTTCCCGAAGACATCGTCATAGATAGTCATAGTTTTCTCCTTTATTAAGCAAGTTTATATTATGCAACCCCTAATGGGCATTGCAAAAGTATTTATACATTATATAATGCTGAATTATAATTTTTCAAGGGGTTTTATTGAAATAATTGTATTTATTTCAATATCATGATATGTAGGTTCGTGTATGCCCATAACTACAATCTTATCTCCCATAGTCTGAAACTTTTTTTCTACAGTGCAGGCAAGGGTGTGTATTTTGTTTGAAGTTAATGATTGATATTCTACTGTCATTTCTTTTTGATATAATTTGTCTTGGACTTCTTTGAATGTCATTTCTTTAGTTTTCTAATTGTGCGTTTAAAGTATGGTGCGTAAATGGTAACAGGTTCTTCTTTACCTTTTACAGTTATTTTATCAAGTTCTTTTACTTTGATATCGTCAGGCAATTGGTCAAGTGTGTATTGTGAAAGGATAATAGGTGTATCAAATGTTCTTGTTTGAACTTCAAGACGTGCACCTAGATTAACTGCATCACCGACAACTGAATAATCGAATCTTGCCTCACTTCCCATGTTTCCTACGATGCATGGGCCAGTATTTATTCCTGTGCCAATTACAACGGGTGGTAAATCATATCCCTGTTCTTTGAGTTCCTTGTTCATTTGTTCAGTAAGCAGTTCAATTTCCATAGCACTTCTAACCGCCATTTCAGCGTGGTTTGGACAATCCAAAGGGGCATTCCAAAATGCCATCAAACAATCGCCCATATATTTGTCGATGGTTCCGCCATGTGCAAGAACGACTTTTGACATTGCGTCTAGGAATTTGTTGATAAGTTCAACCAATCCTTCGGGGTCATCTTCTTTCATATACTTTTCGCTTATGGGAGTGAAGCCAACAATGTCGGCAAAAAGGAAGGAAAGTTCCTTTCTATCTCCACCTAATTTCAATAGTTCAGGATTTTTCTGTAGTTCTTCAACCATGTCAGGCGATAAATATTTTTGGAACTGTTTCTTTATTTGTTCTTTCAATTGATACGTAGTGAAGTATTTGTTGAAAGATGCGTGACCAAAAACTAACAATGAGGCAACTGATGAGTAAAAGACATCGAGCAAAATCAAGTTCTCAATCCAAACGTAATACCCCGTATACGCCTGCAATCCAACGACACTTAGACTCCCTATCCCCGAAAGAACTGTGGGAAGTCTGTAGACCATTGCCAGTATTACTAGAGACGAAAACAGAACAAGAAAAATTTCAAGAAATTCAAGATAGTAGAATCGTTGTATTTGGAATCCTGTCAAGACGGTCTGAATTAAATTCGCTTGTACTTCATGGGGATACATTGCACCCATTGGGGTTGAAACTGGATTACTCAGACCTGAAGCAGTCAAACCCCATATAAGGATTTTATCTGCAGGGATTTTGTCCACTGCACTGACACGTTCAAACTGATTCCAAAATGCAATATTAAAGTCTGCATTAGGTTGTACTGTTAATGGTGGTAGTCTACCTATCCTAACCCATTCTACACCAACCTCAGGCGTAATCTTTATATTGTAGGACTGTTGACCATTCATAACTCTCAATGTTTCTAGTGCGAGAGAAGGATATATCTGTCCATTCGCCATGACAGCGAGTGGAACTGCACGTACAGTTCCGTCTATAGAAGGTGAAGCACTTACAGTACCTACACCGTAAACCGCCTCCTGTAGGGGTTGTATGGGACTAGAGATACCCTCATAACTGTATAACCAGTTTGCAGGGTCACCTTTACCTAACTTTGCAATACCAATATATGGTGCACTTCCAGTATCTTTTTGATTAGTTGGTGAGGCAGAAAGAAGGGAAAGTCTGTTTCCTAATGCTTGTCTAAGTTCTTCGTCTTCCCCGAATCTATCAGGTTGTGCAAATGTAGCAGTAAGGACGGAAGGATTTGTTTCGGACGTTTGATTTATCATGTCTGCCCATACGCCTCTAGGGAATGGGAACTGTCCGTATTTTTCTAATGTCTTTTCGTCTATGTCAACTAATACAATATCGTCAACCTGTATAGGTTCCTTTTGAGTTTGTAAAAAGTCAAAATAGTTGAGTCGGATTGACTCCATGAGAAACGGGTCTGATATACGAAGACCTGCTAGAAGAGCGATGGTTATTAAAACCGTCCACCATTTATACATAGATTTTACCTATAGAATATATGTGCGGATATTTGTACTGTCTCGTTTAAATGCTGACTCCAATATGGTTGTATATAATACGCATGATACCACATTGCACCTTCTGTCAAATCAAAATACTGACCGTCCAGTATTTCGTCTGCAAGTTTTAAACTCTCCGCCCAAGTTTTACTGTCTTTTGGTTTGTCTGATTTGCCATCACAAAACCAAGAGAACTGACACATTCCTAATTTAGGAATGGTCTTACCTGTCCAAGAGGTTCGCCATTCTTTTGTTTGATAAACTACTCCACAAATTGAATCGGGAAATTTATCATGTTCTACACGATTTAAAACTACGTTAGCAACTGCAATCTGTCCTGCAAGAGGTTGATTACCTGCTTCAAAATATATGTTTTGAGCAAGACAATGAGTGTCCATCTCTAGTTCTAAACCTTCCACTTTTGTAGCTCCTAAAAGAAGCGCACAAAATACTAAGATATTTATTAGTTTCATATACACTATTATACCTCAATGTTTGAGTAATTATAAGAGGGTTTTTTATTTAGTTGCCCTGAGAAACGTTTATACTGCAACCACCTACTGTATGGCAGGTATTTGTTATATTGTATGACTGATTAGTCGAACCTTGTTGTAATAGATTTAAATTAGTATGTTCTGAACCTTGTAGTGTTATTCTTGCTTGATGACTACCACTTCCTTTTTGTTCAATATCTGTGATTGAATCATGTGAATTTTGATAATAGTATATGTGTGCGTAATGACTTCCTGAACCTTCTTGCCAGTTTTCGTGTTCTACACCATTAACGTGAATGTCTAAATTGAATTCGTGAGTTCCATTTTGGTAAACGTCAACTTCGTTATTGTTACCCCATATGTGTCTACCGTATGTAGCACCGTCAATCTGTGTTACTGTTTCTGTGTTACCAGTACCGTCAACATCACCACCCCAAGTTCTTCCTGAACCCCAGTATGATACCCAAGAGATTGAGTTACCATTCCCTGATTGGGATAGAGTAAAAGTGTTGTTAGCATGTGCAAAAGTAAAATCGATATGGTTATCATATCCTATCTGCGTAATGTTAACATTTGCATTATCACCGTCAGCAACTTGGTCTATGTGCACATGATTATGTTCGTCACCAGCAAAGCACTGTCCTACAAAGAACAATAAAATTACTGCAATCCCTAAATGAGTTCCAGTTATTTTCATTCTTGATTGTGACGTGGGTCTTGTTGTTGTTTTATCCACTCTTCTATTCTTTTTTGTTGTTCTGCAATTGTTTCTGCTTGGTCTTTAATTTTCTTTTCTTGAAATCTAAGTCTTTGCTGTTGTTGTTTTTGGCTCATTAATTTTGTTGTGTAATAATAATATTGATTGCTTGGTCGCCACCCATATTAATTACACTCTCCTTTTCGTTAGTTACGGTCACTATTTGTGCCATTGCGTCTACTGGTAATTTAATACTTATGGTTCCGTTTACTTCACGATAGAACGTAACCAATCCACTTCCTGTATCAACTATTGTATTGTACTGCGTGTCTTTATCAAAACCTATAGCAGTACCTTCTATTCCAAATGTATTTCCACCACTGTCTGCAGTTCTGTTTATCCCTACTTTCCTATCTAACTCTTCTACAATATCAAGTAAGTCCTGTAAAAAGTCAACATCTAATAGGTCTATATCTAATTCAGTAAATTCTAATTCACCTTCTGAGTCTTTCAATGCGTCTGCATCAAGACCGTCAAACTCTAAAAAGTCTACGTCCAAGATACCACCGTCATTTGATTCTGTAGCAGACTCCTCTATCACCCTAGAAATATCTTTGGGTTGACTCACAATAAACATATTATTAATCAAACTTGATGTAATATTGTTTATTACTACAGGTGCAGTTGGGTATGAATTTAAAGTAGATACCATTGTGGCTTGATATGCTTCTTCTAATACTACGTCTGTACCCGATTCATTACTAACTGTAATCGAACCTGATGCGTCACCATTTGCGTCAGGCAAAAGTATAATAAGACTTCGCCCGAGTTCATCGATGGTTGTCGTAAAATCTGTGCCATTAATCGCTATGTTAGCAGTTGGCGTAGAAATCGCAATGTTCGATTTATTCATTTTACCTAGTTTACCTGAGGCAAAACGAGCTGTACCCATTACCATTCTCATCGACATTTTCGATAAGTCGGGATTAGGGTCATAATATACTTCGTCTATGTAGACCAGTGTATGTTCTGTTAATGCAAGTTCTTCTTCGTCTAAGAACTCAATTAGCATTCTCCCATTCCCAGTTTCCGCCTCGTCATAGAGGTTTATACTAGGAAAATCAGTAGAGGGTATTTTATTACCTTCTCTGATAATGTTTCCAATACCAGTTTGTTCGACTATGTCTCCTATCGTATCCGCATAAGAGGGATACGACAGAAGTATAGCACTAATCGTTAGTATCTTTTTGGTTAATTGTAACTGTAGCATTATCAGAACTCAACTGTAAGTCAATCTTGCCTGGGCATGTTTTATTTCCACATGTACCTGACTGTTGAATAATATCCATATTGATACTATCACCCGTATGAACCACTTTTAATTCATGGTCAGATGCGTCAAGTTGTTTTGTGTCAACGTTATTACTGTCACCAGTAATTTCCATTTCCCATTTAGCTTGGTCTGAATCTATGTCTATAAAGAAATCGTTTGAATCTCCTATTAGCGTTAAATCAAAATCCAAATAGTTAGCACTAGCGGCATAACCTTGGTCATAATCCCAAGTGTTACTGCTACCTGTAACTGCGACATTGATGTTTGAGTTATCAGAATCACCAGTATCGCCTATATTCCAATCAAAGATATTACTGTCACCAGTGAATACCATATTAATGGTAGAACTATCTAACACAACAGGCCCGAATAGTTGGTTGCTGTTACCGATTTGGTCAAGGTTGAACGTATTCGTTGTACCTGTCAAAATCATATCAGTAGCAACCTGACCGTTTACTATAGTTCCACCGAATTTATTTCCGTAACCAACTTGGTCAATCGTTAATGTTAACGTATCACCTGATTGTTGCAAAAATATTTCGTTGTCGTCATCAGCTAAAAGAGGCATTACAGACATTGCAAACAATAAACCTAAACATAATTTTAGTTTATTCATTTTCATATTCGTCTTTATTCTCCTCGATGGCATGTCTTTCATTACCGCCATCTATTTTATGAGGGTGTCTATGTCGGCCGTCAATTGTCCAGTATTTTCTATCGTGTCCTTGATAAATCATTTCTAGAACAGCAGCTTCTATAGCAGCCCTCGTTGCAAAAGTCACCGACTCATTCTCTGTCACACCGTCCTCAATTTCAATGAGTTGGGTATCCATATCTACAAATTTAAATACATCGAATCCTTGCGATACACTTAGTACAGTCTTCTTGGTCTGAACGTTCATAAGAACTTCACCAGTAAGTGTACTAACTGCTCTTAAAGAAACGACAATCGTATCTCTACGATAAGCAGTCGAGTGTCCAATCCCTAATGTTCTTGCACCTCGGCCACCAGTTTCCATATTGGTATCATACCCTATAATTCCACCTTCGAGTATGATGCCAGCAAATAAAAGAGGTTGAATAGTTTCTTTACTTTCACCCTCTTCTTGAAATTGTTCTCTTGTACTTCTGACTATTTGTCTTTCACGTACAAGATTATCTAATCCTTCTCTTTCAACTACACGGAACCAACTTCCACCCCCTGCAGTTTTGAGTGCGTCTATCAACATTGCAGTCACTCCTTGACTGACTGCTGTACTAAATGTTGCGACACCGTCTTGTCTTTTTCTTTGTCCTGTTAGGTCTTTAAACCCATAAACAGCAACCACTGGCATAACCTCAGCGGCTGGTAAATCTAATAATAATGCATATGCTGGAAGTTTGATTGCTTCAGGCTCTTCAATACATTCTCCGTACTCATTCATTATCAGAGATGTACAGGAATCTTTCATGTGCGGTATCCCTGCACAACTAGATAGCAAGAGTCCGAGCACTCCAACTAATAAAAGATTCTTCACTAAAAACCCCCAGTACCAATTGGAATTTCAATAGTTGTTGTAGTTCCGTCACTACCGACAATTGTCATTACAATCCAATCGTCACATAGTCCGTCATCAGTACATATGTTCTTCCTTTCGTAAGTAATTGTATTTCCTTCCAGTGTAAACGTTCCGTAGTTTGCACCTTCTTCGTTTGAGAACATGTTTTCAACTAACTGTTTTGATAGCTGAGCATAGATTCTCGATTCCAAATTCCTTATGAATTTGGCTAAAACTGTATTTTCTGCTTCTCTTTGCTGTTTCAAAAGAGCTGCCCTAATGTCCTCAGCAATCTTGTCTGTCCTAGACTTCTCCTGATTCTCAATTGTCAAGTAATGGGCAGAAGTTCCCACGCCACTAAAGCTGGGGTTTTTAAATTTATGTACCAGTTCGTCTGATTGTACTGTCGGAGAAATGACACATAGTGTTATCATTGCAAATGTTATACCAAAAATTTTACTTCTTTTCATTTGTTACCTCTTCGAGTGCCTGCTTTTCTTTTGCGTCCTGCAAAAGTTCTTGGCGCTCACGATATTCCAAAACAGTGTTCACCTTTTCTTGAAGACGAAGCATGTCTTGGTCTAGCATTCTTAGCTGGTCAGTCAATTTTATACTTGCTGTAAACATGCGTCCGAGTGCTGGTTTAACTTCAATGGTAATGAATTTCCAAACATACCATATGAAGTATCCCATACCCATAGACATTACAACTGGAAACCCAAACTCTGCGATTAATTGAGCAAGATTTTCCATGGTCTTAGTCTCGTCTGGCGTCTATACTTCCATCCTCAACAAAGTTTTCTGCTCTAGCAACACGGTCAATTGGTGGTGCTAGTTCTAATGCACTACTTACTAATAAATCTATTTTAATAATATCATTATTCATAACACGTGCTCGTGTTTCGAGCATGCTTATAATGTTTTCGGTGGACGAAATCTGACCCAGTACAGACTCAAAAATATATTTTAAGGTCAGATAGATAAAGAAAGCCATCACTACCGCAGTCCCGATAGGGATTCCGACTTCACTTAAAAATTGAAATATGTCCATACGACTATTTATAGATATGGACGGTTGGAAGTTGTATTTAGGGCAGAATAATTTCCACCCTTAATACTTATTTTTTTCTGATTTGTTTGATAATCTCAGACTTGGTTTTGGAAGGTGTAACAACAATGTTGTTGTTTTCCGCAAACTCAATAAGTTCTTTTTTAGTAAACTTCATAAGTTTGTTAGCAGAAGGCGCTTTAAAAGTTGGTTCTTCTGCAGGTGCTGGTGGTTTACCCACTGCACTATCAATCCAACCATACTTATCGTTTAAAACGAATAGTACAGGTACTGCGATAATCAAAAGTATCACCCACGTAGATAGTTCCATGATATTCTCCATTATTTAATTATATTTATTACACTAAATTCTCTTCTTTGCAAAGAGTATAAATTCCATAAGCTAAAGCGGGCCAAGCCAATAGTTTAACAATCGGTGCAGCTACGAGCACTAACACTGATATTGCTATAATCGTAGCACCGTCCCATGAGGTACGTTCTCCGATTCTTGATTTTACCCAACTCATTACTAAATCTAGTTTTGCTTTTAACATAGATTCTCCTTATTTTTGAGATTGAAGGTCTTCTACTTTAGACTCTAAAACCTCAATTCTTTTTTTGAGCAGTGGATACTTCTCAAACCACCTCTGCTCTTGTTTAATAATATCTAATCCAATTTTCTCTTCACACCACTTGTCTACTTTTAGTAGAGTCGGCATCATAAAGTTGAATGCTCCAGTTGTTGCTAACTTAAGCACGATATTCTTTAAAATCGTTAAAATAAATCCAAACATGTAATGTATCCTTGTAGGGATATTTATCTATTCGGGTGCTTTATTGTTACCGATATTGTATTTAGGTGTGAGAATCCATTCCTTTTTCTCTTTAAAAGGAATGATTTTAATCTGTGATAGAGGTGCGGTAGGTTCTTTGATACTGTCAGGATTCAATACTTTAAGTAGGCTCCATTGTTGTAGAAGGTTGATAATGGTATTCCTTCTACCAATATCATTCTCGTCTAGGTTACTAGGTTTACCGTCCAGTATGAATAGTTCTTTGAAGTGGGTTATGTAATACTTCCCACGTTTGTGTAGGATATGGCAAGACTGATATAACTCTTGTTCTTTACGTGACGCTACACCAATCCTAGTGAGAGTCTCACGTATCTTTAAAAAATCGTCTTTTTCGGGGAATGTAACTTCAATTAAGTCTTTGACTTCATTCTCATAACTTTCCATTATCCTTGCCACCTTTTGTCATTCTTTTTTTCAATTCACGAACCTGCTTATCAGTAAGAACTTCCAAATATTCCTTTGCTTTTAAGTTACTTACTTGATAGTAGTCCTTGATTGTATCTAACTTTTTACTAATATAGGGTTTAGACCAAGTTGAAAATCTTTGTCTTTTCCTTAGTATATTTAGATAAAAAAGGTATTGAAGGCGGTTATCTACACCATGACGTATGTTCATTTCATTTGCAAAATAAACTGCGTCTTGGTGATAGGATAATGCTTTATTAGTTATGAATGGTGCATACTGCTTCTCAGCAATATCGTCCACCATAATATCTTTTTTGGTATGGGATACAGATTTAACAAAATCAAACGGATTAGTTTTCTTCATGCAGTGTGACTTCTAAAAGAATCTACAAGGTCTTCACCTTTCAATTCTTCTCCAAATTTGTATACCTCTTTTCCATTTTGTTCTCTTATGGTTACGCCACTGTTATATGTAATATCAGTAACATAACCGTTATCGAGAAATTTTTCGGATTCTTCTGTTTCATAGAACATGGAATACAACCTATGTATTTGTAAGGTATGTACTCCTTTCGCCCACTCTTCTGCTTCGAGAAGTTCTCGTTGACGTTGTACTATTTCATCAAACTCACTCATGCAACGAAATCGTCTCCTTCGTTCCATTCACAACCAGTCAATCCACCAGCTTGAATTGCTTTCAAAGTTCTAAGAACTTCTTGAGCATTTCTACCAGTAGATAATCCATTGACTGATACGTGTTGAATGACTCTATCTTTATCAAAGATAAATGTTGCACGATTACAGACACCTTGTTCTTCATTGACAATGCCAAGTTCAGAAGATAATTTGAGTCCACAATCAGCCGCAAGTGTGTGTTTGATTTCTCTAATAACACCATTCGCTTGTTTCCAAGCAGACTTACAGAATTCATTATCACCTGAAATACCAATCACGTTTGCATGGTCAACTAATATGTCCATACCAGCAATCTCAGTTGGACAGATAAAAGTAAAGTCTTTTGGATAAAAGTAAACTACTGTCCACTCATGTTTGAGTGGCGTATAACCCTCAGCGATTTGAACTTCAACGAAGTCATTGTTAGCGTCAATTCCATTTAATTTTACAGGCGGGAATTGGTCACCTACAGTTAGCATTCCTAACATTACTTACTCCTAAATTTACACTCCGACATAATCTCGGTCAAACATGCAACTAAATTAATTTCAGAATCAGCTGCAAATGCAGTCTTGTACTGATAGTCTGCTATGATTAAAACACATGCAGGTATTGAGGCAGGTTCGAGTTTATGTTCGAGTGCGTTAAAAATCTTTCTATACATTACAGATAAATCATTGTCAGAATTTTCACCGACCCACTTACGCATTTCAGTCCACTTCTTTTCTTTGAGTGTATTTATCAATGGCGTAATCTTCTCTTCTGCAAGAGTAGAAAGTAATCCAGTATCGATTTCACCACCGATACCATATCTTTGAACCTCATTTAGACAACGTCTAAAGTCGGGAAAGAATTTCATGATAAGTTCAGCAAGTACGTCCTTGTTGAACTTGATTTCTTCTAGCGTACATATCTCCATGAGTCTTGCTAAGAACACACTTGCAAGTCTAGGTTTTTCACTACTAGGAATCTTGAAGTCAATCACAGTACATCTTGAATGCAAAGGATTGATAATTCTGTTCTTGAAATTACAAGTCATAATGAACCTGCAATTAGAACTGAACTCTTCAATGAATCCACGCAGAGCAGGTTGCACAGATTCGGCACTAATGTAGTCTGCTTCGTCTAGAATAACTACTTTAGGGCCGCCAGACAAACTGGTGGTGGACGCAAAGTTTTTGATTTTGGTTCTCAAGGTATCAATCAATCTACCTTCATCAGAACCGTTGACAACTATAAAGTCTGCACCTAGTTCATTACAAAGTGCCTTCGCTACAGTTGTTTTACCACAACCTGCAGTACCATTCAACATAAGATTAGGTATCTCACCCGTTTCTACTATGTCTTTGAATGTGGCATACAGGTCACTTGGAAGTATACAGTCGTCAATCTTTTGAGGACGATACTTCTCTACAAATAAAAATTCATTGTTCATAATTTAGTCTCGTTAAAAGGTTGTAAAATCCCCACCGATTTTACGGCGTGACCCACCCTAGTTGTGTGATGAGAAGGGGTCACTCCCGAAAGTATTACAGAGACTGGCATAACACTAACACATTATTATATATGCCTTTAGGCACTATATTTTGAATCAGGTTCCAGTGCAATAAAATACTCTAGGTCAATATCCTTATTCTTGAAATGGGATATACCTTTACTTGATACAGATACTGTATAGTTACCTGCAAGAACTTTTAGGTTCTCAATCTTAAAGTTCATAGAGAACGAAGCACCATTTCCAGTGCCCACGATTCTACTGAACGTGTTTGTAGTCGTGTTCTTTTTATCCTTGACGGTCAATGATATATTTGTACCGTCTGATTCAAGAACCAAATCACTAACACCCAAAACACTTGACGCTTTGTTCAAGTCACTCAATAGTGTGCTACTGATATCGAATACAATTTCTGCCTCTGGCATTGTAATCATTTTCTCAGGTGAAGTTACCATTCCTTCGGAAGCATAGAAATATGACATTGACGAATTGTTATCCGTAATAGTCATAGCTGCATCGTTGAATTGAAAGTCGGGGTCTTCAAATAAAGACGTTGCACCCAAAAATTCAGGCAGGTTATACACAGAAAATCCTTGAGGGAACGATTCATTTACCGTTGCCACTGCAAGAATATTTTTCATATTAGAGATAGTCTCCAATTTGTTTCCAGCACCTACTTTGATGCCAGAGTTTATAGTTGAGAAGTTCTTTAGAACTTCCTTAGTTTCATTACTTATCTTCATCACTTTTTAGTCTCCTATCATGATTGTTTAGAGCAAGGAATCCATAGTGGATTACTTTCAAAAGGTCTGCTCTGTTATACCCATCTTTTTTTCCGTATCGTTGTGCATATTTCATAATGTTCCCGATACAAAATCCCTCACCATGACCACTGTCCATAATAAATTCAGTCGCCTGAAATTGATTATGACTATAGTGTTGGTCATAAGTCTTGTCTATATACGAAGAGAACTCCTTTAAGAGTTCTCTCTCGTTGTATTTGTAATTAATACTCATACCATTATTATATGTCTAGAAGTCAACTTCGTCTAGAGGGTTTTCAGAATTTTCTTCTGAACCCTCTTCAACAACCTCTTCAAAAGGATTAACACCAGCGTCAATCTTAGTGTAGAGGTCAAGGATAGACATTCTAGTCTCTTCATCGAACCTAGATATGCACATCTCAATAGACTTGAGTTTGTCACCAAACATTCTGAAAGCATTCACAATGTGAACCAACCTTCTAGTAGTCACAACATCATCAATCGCACCTTCATAGAAAGTTTTTCTGATAACGTCCGCCCAGTCAACCAACTTCTCACAGAAGTCCATATCAACATCACCACTTAGAGCCATTTCCTTAGAAAGGATTTTTCTCTCAGTCACTACAGGTGGATATTCCTGTTGCATTGTGACCGCAAATCTTTCAAGCATTGCTTCGTTCATGATTTGAGTCCCTACAAACTTACCGTCATCAGAACCTTGTCCTTTGGTATTTGCAGTAGCAAGAATAGTGAAACCTTTAGCAGGAGTAACCCACTCACCAGTTTTCTTGATTAGGTATCCTTTACCCTCAAGAACTGATTGAAGACACATCAACTTGTTTGAACCCAAGTCAACTTCGTCAAGAAGAAGGACAGCGCCTTTTCTCATTGCCTTGATAACAGGGCCTTCTCTGTAGACAATGTTACCATTGACAAGAGTGTGACCACCCATTAAATCATCTTCGTCAGTCTCAATCGTAATGTTGACCCTGTAAAGTTCCTTCTTCAATTGAGCACAAACTTGTTCAACCATTAAGGTTTTACCGTTACCACTCAATCCAGTAACAAATACTGGAAAGAAAATATCAGACTTGATTATGTTCTTAACGTCAGAAAAGTGACCAAAAGGAACATAGTTAGACATTTTCTCAGGAATGATTTTTACATTATCATTCAAGAGGTTGATATCTGCCATTTCAGTCTTCATTGCGACTGGTGACTGCTGGGGTTTTGCAACCGCAGGAATCGGGGCAGATTTAACTGGTGCGATAGGAACCACTGTCTCAGGTTCATAACCACCATTGTAACCACTCACAACTGCTTCAAGATTGAAGATAGTCCCGTTGTCGGTGGACGTTTTGAACGGATACCTTTTGGTATTGTTCAACCAGTAAGGTACGTGTCCTAGTGTCTCAATCTCTTCCTTCGTAAAGGAAGTCTGATTAGGATACTTACCTATTAGACCTTCTAGGAACTCTTTCCTGTCAGGCGTGTAATGAAACGATTTACCGTCAACGGAAATCGACTCATTTTTATCATAAGATGCGCTCATATAGTCTCCTTAGTTATTAATTTATTTCTCATCATGTGTATAGGCTAACAAAAAATGCATGTCACTGTCAACAGCTATTTGCATGGTTGAAGTAATTTTCCCATTTTTTTGACCTGTTTTTCGTTCAAATCACCACCATTATTGACCCATATCCTGAATGCGAAGCACTCTACACCCTCTTCAGCACATTTGGATACCCTATCGCAGTCATTCGCTACGCAGGGCGGGTCTCCTACGTCCATAACAGCGTCTGCGAAAGCAGAATGATTCATACCGTCAATGTTGATATAGTAAATTGGGTCTACCCTCAATGGGTCTCTAGTCTTAAGCATATTTCTCACTCCATAGTTTTACGAGGAAACTTGAGTTAGTTCCCCACGAATAATATTCACTCACGTCAGCAAAAGGTTTCTCACCCCATGCTTTCCTTTCCATACAGTTCTCAACGAACATGTGTTTTACAAATTCTTCAAAAGTCATTATGCAATCTCCTTTATAAATTCATTAGTTAAAAATCTTGAACCAACTTTGCCACTTCTGTTTTTCTTGAAGTTAGATAGCAGTGTTGATTTCTTAGCACCTATCAAGTCATCTGACAATTCGTCATTGATAGTTTTCAAGTTCGAGGAACAGCAAACAAAAAGTTTTCCGTAACCATGAGTCTTGAATACCAAACCTTCTTTTCTGATTTGACCCCAAGTTTTTCTGTAACCGTCATCGTATCCGAACTTGTTTTCGATTTCTTTTTTCAAGTCATTACATGCATTGTGAAGACCGTAGAAATCTTGTTTTCTGTCAAGAGCAAAGTATCCAGTAACCGTGACACCAGTTTCTTCATGCAACCAGTGAAGCAGGTTAGCAGTTTTGTCCCAGTCATTTCTTTCGTATCTACTATAGTTAGAATTTTTTCTAGGAACATTGTATTCATAAGTTTTTCTTGAATAAGGGTCAACAATGTAAGTGTGTTTTTCTATATCCCAAGTGTCTTCGCCTTCTTTCAATTGGTCTTTCAAACCTTCCATACCGTAACCACTTCTTAGGTGGTCACTCTCATGAGAAAACCCGTCAGTAATTACTGTAAGAATTAGTTTCTCTAATTGATTGTCATTTCTAAACTCAGGAAGAATTTTTCTCATTGCAAGAAGTGAATTGTTAAGTGGTGTTCCACCAAGTCTGACTTTGTATGGGGCGTCCAAACCATTTACATAACCCCAAAATGATTTACCTTCAAACAACTTACCAAACCATTCTTGAAGAATCTCTTCTGACTTGTTCCAGTTTCTAGTCTCAGCAGTAATGTACTGGTTGTAGATAATTCCAAACACTGTTTGCATTTCTTTTTGAGTCATTTTACTTTTACCATTAGAAAACAGTTCAAGTAAAGCACTATCTCTTCTTCCGTATTCTTTTTCAGCAGTTTTCCATTGGTCAGAGAAAGCATACACTTTGTAAGGAATGTTTACCTTTTTACAGAACTCAGCAAGAATGAAAGATTGTTCCAGTAAGTTTTTGACGGAAGAATGAATAGAACCACTCCAATCAAGAAGAACTACGACACCATGGTTTTTACCGTCAGGAAGGTAAGTAACCCTCTTGAAGATATCGTCCATAACTTGATACTTAGCAACAGCATTCATATCAAGTTTTCCAGTCTTACCTTGAAACGCTTTAACGCTTCTCATTGCATTCTGTTTCATCTCAAATTCTTTCGCCATGTGAGAGATTAGAGATTTGTTTTTGTCTACGATTTTCTTGTAAGAGAAGTTAGCAGCTTCAATAGTGAAACCTATGTCTGCATGTTCTTCTTCATACCAAGATTTGAATTCTTTGACAATTTCCTCAGAAGACACAACCATGTGTTCTGCTTCGCCATCTTTCCCGAACATTTTAGAGTCTCCGAGATTGATAGTTTGTCTAACAATCGGAGCGTCTTCTAGAAACTCACCTTCATTGTTGTGTGCATTGTATTCAGTGATTGATTCCCTTGCACCGTCTTCATCATCAGAATGAGAACCTTCGGGAATGTTTGCAGATGTACCACCTTGTTTAGCAGAGATATCACCTTGTCCACCTTCTTCTTCTTCTGACTCTTCATCACTCTCTTCACCTTCACCTTCTTCTGTTTCAGGAGCGTCAGGAAGAGAGTCACCCTCTTCACTTGAAGAACCCTGTGACTCATCGTCACCCTCTTCATCTTCTTCATTGTCTCCAAATCCACCTGATTCACCCTCTTCACCTTCTTCTTCATCTTCATCATCGAAGTCAAAGTCATCTTGTGGAAGAGTAGAGACCGCTTGGTCTTCTTGAGTTCTTTGTTCGTTTTCTTTAGACCAATCATAGATTGCCTGAGCACAGACAACAACGTCTTCCCAAGTTACACATGCTTCTGCCATTTCAACAAACTTGAATTCTTCTGGCGTAAACTCACAACCTGCAGTAGAACCCACTTTAGTAAGTAGGTTGATTCTATCAATTAGTGAAAGTTTGTTTACGTCTTTACCCTTGATTCCAAAGAAGTCTCTTTGAATCAACTCTTTGTATGCTTTGAAGAACTGAGGTCTCAAGCCAGGGTATTTGTTCTTGATTGCTTTCTCAATCCTAACGTCCTCAATAACGTTAAGATATCCTTTTAATGTTCTGTTTTTTTCTAGTGCACTGTGAAGACCTTCATAAGGTGTGTTCAATGCATGTCCAACTTCATGACCCATAAACAAGTCATATAAAGCAGGACTGATATCATTCTTAAATATAGGACATGCAAGAACCCTATTCTTTACATCAAAATATGCAGTAGGTATCCTTTTATGGACTACGGTCAGATTTTCACCCGCCATTAGTCTCGCAAGGTTGTCTTTTTGTGTGGTTAGTTTCTCATTCATACGGCTAGCTTACTAAAAAAGTGCTGTCACTGTCAACAGCTCATTTACTCCATTTCTTCCGCACATTTCAAAGCGTATGCGGCCGCCTCTTCTTCTGACATTCCTTTCTCTATACCTTCTTCAAAGTATTTTTCAAGGAACATCTCCCTGTATCCACAGCTCATTTTGAACTCCTTTTTCTCATTACAGGTATAGGCTACCAAAAAAGGCATGTCATTGTCAACAGCTCATTTTCCCTTTAGAATCAAGGGTTTGGGAATTCGGGTCTTATATCTCTAAAATCTGTGGTGAACCACATAGGTAGGGTGTACCTGTCTCCACGGTACACTTTGGTGACGGAATGTTCAAATTTCATTCCTTGGAATACGACCATTTCTCTTGCGTGGGGCTCGTATTCTAACCCCATAGGTATCGATTCACATGGTGTGAATCTTAGTTTACCCCCTTTATAATCGTCTTCTGAATCATTAAGGTACAATACAGCCGCCCATTCTGATTTGGGAATAACCTGTTCTCCTGTTTCTTGAGAATCGTATACGTCTGTATGAGGTGTAATCTCAGAACCGATTGGTTGACACATAATCTCTGCTTGTTCAGGAAAGACTTTAGACCCATATTGTCCTACTTCACTTATTACCATGTACTCAAGTCTTCTTACGATTTCACGAATCCATTGAGTTTTGATATTTTCTATTTGTATTTTTCTGCCGTCATACTGAGAATTGTTATCTTCTGAACATAAGTGTTTATGTGTTTTATGAAAATGGATTAATTCTTTTGCTTCTTCTGATGTTATTACTTCGGGAATTGTTATGAAATTAAAATCAATCATAATCTCAATGTTTCTTCATTCTGTGTTAAATCAGTAATTGCGTGAAAAGGCATACACCTATCTTGATTATCGGAAAACCAAAATGAAAGAGTATGTCGTTGGTTTCTTCGTATCTTGTTTACACCATGTTCTATGTAAATGCCTTGAAACAATAATCCTGCACCTGTTTCAGGAACAAAAGTTTCTCCGTTAGGTACATAAGTTTCACCACCTGAGAAATTATCATTTAAATATAAAATACAAGTCCACTCTCTTTGTTTTTCGTTGGGGTCAAAGTTTGGTAAGTGTTCTGACTGCGTAGAGTAAGTATCTAAATGTGGGTCTTGATATCCACCAATAACCCATTCATTGATTCCAATCATTTCGGGATAAACAATTTTACCTTGGGTTTTATAAACTTGAGCAACTAATCGTATCCAAACTCTATCTATTAGAGTTCGTACCCATTGTGTTTGGACATGACAAAATCTTATACCCTTGTAACCAGCACCGTTTCCTACGGTTCTTAAGTTATGATGCGTTTTGTGAAAGTGTATTATCTGTTGGCACTCGTTCGGAGTCAACAGATTTTTCAGCATTTGCGGTTCGTAGGGCTTCTGCGATTGCTCTGCGTTGTTCATATTCTAATCTCTTTGCTCTTTCTTTTGGTCTTGATTTTAGAGCACGTTCTATTTTTAATTGTGATGCACGTTGTAAAAATATAATACCATTTAAGTGGTCTATTTCATGTTGCACACACCTTGCACCCAATCCTTCTAACTTTATTGAACGTTTTTCACCGTCAACTGTTTGGTAGTCCATTACAACTACTTTTGGTCGCTTGAGCATAATATATATGTCGGGAAAAGAAAGACAACCTTCCTTCATCATTTCTGTTTCTTGAGATATCTGAACTAACTCAGGATTGAAAAATGCAACGATTCCTTCGTCCTGTGTTTGCATAACAAAAACACTCAGGTCTACACCGACTTGATTAGCACTTAAACCAAGTCCACCATATTTTCCCATGGTTTCTACGAGACCTGCTTGTAATTCTTTTGGGTCTGTTTGCGGATTATCGAAATCAAACTTTTCAGTAGGATTACGTAAGACCTTTGCGGCCTCTTCAACTAGTTCATACATATTATTTTATTCCACTACTGGTTACATATAAAGATTTACCTGACCAACCCCCTGCTTGTCTAGTTCTTAAAACAACTGGCATGGTTGCGTCAATCTTTAAAGGTTTATAATGCCAAGACAACTTAAACGTTTGTTGTTTACCGTCATACGAAGATTTTATTTTACTAAAATCACTAGCATTATCTGACATTAACATTTGTCTAAAACTGTCGTCTCCACTAACGTCTTTAATTGTTGAACCCTTCTCACTACCTATCAATAGTTTATATGGACATGGTGTTGAATTAGGGTCGTCATATGTATAGTAACCTATAGTATTCAAAAAGTATAGTAGGTTTCTTGGTGAAGAAACATATTTTGAAAAGTCGTCTAGTAAAGCATTCCTAAAAGGCCAATAGAAATCTTTTGAATAGAAATCTAATTTATCTTTTTGGAATTCTTTTGCTATTGTAGCGAATGCTCTTTGTGAAGAGGACTCACTATACTTTTCTTTCTTGATATTAAATGAGTTGATTGCTTTGTGAGCATTCTTATATTTGGGGTCTATCATGGAAGTCGCTTTGACCCATGCGTTATCAATCATAGATTTAATTCTACCAAGTTGTCCCTTATCTCCTACTTTAGAATAGAATGCAACTAAGTTTGTATTGATTTTAGGTGTAGCGTCTGCACCACCTGATATCTTGTTAGAGTATCCTTGATATCCGTCTGCAGTTTGAACGATAACGTCCGAAGGATTCTTACCACCTATCCCTGCAGGTTTACCTCTTGGAACCCAATATACATTTTTGATTGACCTTCCTTTTAAATCTTTTGCAACTGCTTTTGCATTGTTCATTCCGATTAGAATATCTCTCAATGAAGTTTCGTCTTTATCTAATAACATAACTATGTCTTCATAGGTGACTTCTTTTCCTGAACCTGCAAGAACTCCTGTTCCGCCACTTTGTCCTGCAACCCATTTCTCAAAGTCAAATTGATTTTGAATTTGGTCGGGGTGTATTAAGAAGTGTACGGTTAGTAATTCATTCACGTTGGAAGAAGCAGTTGAATCCTTTCTACTCTTACTTCCAAAGTGTGCTTTGACTTTTGCTTTAGTTGATTGAATGTAATACGGAGTATCAGAACCGTCTAGTTCTACTTGAAAATAGTATTTACCATTACCTAATTTTTTGAGAAGTTCACCTGTAGGATTCTCTACTGATTTATAAAGTATCTTTCCTGCACCTACTGTTGCTTTGACATCTTTATCGTCTATGTCTAGAACATAATAAGGATTGAATCCGTTTCTGTTTTTGTAGTGTGGTGACACAGTTAACTCACGAATCACATGCTTAGGATTCGTTACGGTAATTTTGTCTGTGAATTGTGAGAAAGACTTCATAATACTATTTATATTTTCACTTAAGTGGTTTCGATAATTCTTCCCAACTTGTTTCATAATCACTGTCACCTTCTGCGTATCCCATAACACCTAACTTTTCGTATTCAGGTATAAGTTCTTCACGCAGTAGTCCAATCTTTTTAAGGTTTGGCATGATTCTAGTAAATAGTATGTCTTGGAATTGTGAGGTAAAGATATTATGTTTTTCGTAGTCTAATGTATAATCAACGTCAAATCCATACTTTTCCCATACAGCAGTTGGTTTAAGTCTATTTCTACTTACAGTACATGCTTCCAAGGCAAAGTTTGCCCTGTCTATTTGTTCTTCTTCTGAAAGTGTTTGGACAAAATCAGTTAGATAGTTGATACCAAAAGTTACATGTCTTGCTTCGTCCCTAATGATAAGTCCTATCATTTCTTTGTATACAGGGTCGGTACTTGTTTCTCGACTTGCTTGAAAAGCGGCTAATGCTAAACCTTCAATGACAACTTGCATACCTATAAATTTTAAATCCCAACGTGGGTCAGTTAAAATTTTATCAAGTAATCCTTTTAGACTTCTACCAATTGGCCATGAACGTTTGAGTCTTGTCTGTAGATATTTGTTAAAAGCTTCGACATGTCGTGCTTCGTCAAATGTCTGAGAAGCTGCATAGAGTTTTGCATTGAATGTGGGTGCACAACTGGCTAATTGTGACGCAACTAATAATGCACCTTGTTCTCCATGAAGGAATTGACTTACTGACCATGAATTTAAATCTTGGTGAAATTCTTCCTTTTCTTCTTGGGTTAATGTTTTGTATTGTTCGTGATTCTTCCATTGATTGTCTTGGAATTCAAAGAACTCAGATGTCATTGGTTTGAATGGCGGTGACCAATCAACGTCAACTTCTACATTCCAATTTAACTTCTTACCTAGTTCGTATAGTTTTTTGATACGATTATCTTGGACTGTGTAGTCCCAATTGTAAGAACCTGTTAAAGGTGTTTGGAATATCTCTACAACGTCTGTAGGGTTTAGTTCTTCTTTCGCTGGAAAGTCTCGTACTTCTTTGGGTGTTTCTGTTTTTAATATTTGCATCGTTTATTTATCACTCCATAACCCTTGAAAAGTTCTTATATTTCTCAAAACGTAGTACGTCATTGAACTTATCATACAATGCGTCCCCTTTATGAGATATGATAAATGCGTTTGTTCTTTCAGGCATACCATTCAATAGTTTTAAGAAGTCGTCTGTACCAGCACTATCTAAACTACTATCAAATACTTCGTCAAGAATAAGTAAATTAGTGTTAACACTATTTTTCATTCTTGCAATACTTCTCCAAGTGAATAGTAATGATAAGTCAATTCTCATCTTTTCACCCTGAGAGAAATTATCGTATTTGAATACGTCTCTGAATCTAGATTTGATTGTTTCTTCAAAAGATTCGTCAATCTCAAAACCAACATAGAACTCTAGTTGTGCTAGATATTTGTTGATTAGTTTGTTCATAATAGGAACATACTGTTTGATAATCTTTTGTTTTACACCTTGGTCTCTAAGAAGTGTTGAAGCGATATCATAGTAGTGAGAAGTTTCTGTTTGTGTTTCTTTCTTCTGTAAAAGAACTTCGAGTTTATCTTCTGAATCTACAATTTTATCTTCTGCATCTGAACCTGCAGTTGCTTCACCTTTTAGGTCTTCGATTTCTTTTTGCAGTTTAGTAATATACTTTTGATTGGATACTACTTCTGTTTGTAAGAGACTTATTTTTTTCTGTATCTCTTCTATCTTAGATTGAATTTCTCTTATTTCTTCAAGTCTTCTTGAACACTCTCCGATTTGTTTTTCAATTTCTTCGATAGCAGTTGACAACTCCGTCTTCTTAGTCTCCTTCTGTTCAATGTGTTCTTTCTTGTGCGTTTCATCTAAGGACTGCTCGCAGGTGGGACATTCGTCATTGTCTTCGTAGAATTTGATTTCTCTAATTGTTTTCTTACGAGCCGTTTCGAGTTGTCGTTCCAAGTCCATAAGTTCTGTGAGTTTATTTTCTTTAGTATCTTTATCCTCGATAAGTCGTGCTTGCGCCACCACATCTTGCGTCTTTTCATCTATGTTCTCCATGAGTTGATTAATGTTATCTTGGGTTTCCCCTACTGTGGATTCATACTTTAAGATTTTACTCTCTCGGTTTTCACGTAGTACATTAAGTTGCTCATTCAATCCATGAATCCTCTCTTCCATAATATTGATTTCATGACTAGTCTCAGTGATTTCATTTTGATGTGTTGATATCCTTTTCCTTAGTATGTCTTGCATAGTAGAGAATATAGAGATATCCAATAGGTCTTCCACTAAGTTTCTTCTGTCCTTTGCTTTCAACTGCATGAACGGAGTAAAGTTAGCAGAACCTAATATTGCGACCTGTGTAAATGAGCGGAAACTCATTTTCAGAATTTGTTTTTCTAAGTGTTCTTGGTAGTCTCTTACGTTTGCGTCTTGATTAAGCATTACGTCATCAAGATATAATTCAAACTTGTTTGGTTTTGCACCACGGATTACCTTGTATTGTTTTGTACCAATAGAGAATTCAATCTCTACTTCTAGACCTTTCTCGTTGATACTATTGATAAGTAAATCTTTCTTTAGATTACGAAACCCACGTCCATACAATCCAAAACATAAAGCGTCAAGAAGTGTAGACTTACCACTGCCGTTCTCACCTAATATAAGAGTCGTTTGGTGTTTGTCTAATCGTATTTCGGTAAACTTGTTACCACTTGATAATAGATTTTTGTATCTTACTTTTTTAAAATTTATCATAAAAAGTTATGTTCTTCCAATGCTTCATGGTACAGTGACTTCATTATTTTGTCTAGTTCTTTTTTCTTACCTTGTATCTCTAGACCTTCAACGTACTTTGATAAGATAGTCAATGTGTCTTCAACATTTTCTATTTCTTCATCATCAAAGAAGTCCATGTGTTTGTTATCGTCTACAACTGATACGTGTAACGGATTGACACCATGAAGTTTGTCTAGGAATGTATCAAACCAATATGGGTTCTCCTTTTCTATTACGATTACCTTTACAAACTTTCCTCTGTACTTTTCATAATCGTCATTAGCAATCGATTCAAAAGATTCTTCGGTATCATTATAGAATGCCTTTTCAAACATTGTTAGTGGATTATGCACAGGTAACATTTCTCTTGTATCAGTATCAAAGATATGGAAATATTTTTCGTCTCCAAAATCTGACCAAGTGAATTGCATTTGTGAACCTACGTAGCGTATATTCTCTACGTCTGTTTTGTGGTGGAAGTGACCACTGTAAACTTTTTCAAATCTCTTCAAGTAACTTGGGTTTAATCCGTGTGAACATACCATTGCAGGATTCATCATGGCACCTTCTATTTCAAAGTGTCCCATACAGATTGGTGCTGGTGCGGATTGAAAGAACTCTATATTGTCTGCATAGTTTTCATTATTAATCCATGGAACAAGTGCAACATCTAAACCGTCATATTCTTTAACTACAGGTTCTTCATGTACAGTGATATTAGGTTGACCGTATAGTAATAAGGCAGGTGAGTTTACTTCGTTAGTGTTCTTATAATAGGTATCATGGTTACCTATTATCAAGTCCATTGTAATACCTCTTTCTATCATAGGTTTTACAAAGTGCTCAATGTTTCTTTGCATGGACGCAAAGTTTATGAATTTTCGTCTATCAAAATAATCACCCATATGAATGATATGTTTGATATCGTGTTGGTCTAGATATGGAAAGAATATCTCTTTATAGAAACGTCCCTGATAATCAGACATTTCAACCATATCGTTCCTGACACCGCAATGTGTGTCATTCAAAATAGCTATTTTCATTAAGTGTTGTTTTTGCTCAAGTCTTGGTCAAGATTTGCTTTTGCTTTACCTGACTTCTTTTTACTTTTACGTGGTTCATATTCCACGTGGTTCATGTGTTCCTGCATCCATTCTACGTTTGTATTTACAAATGTAGGGTCATGAGAACCGTCAATAGTAGTATAAGCGTCCATTGTAATACCCGCTTCTTCTATCTGTTTTTGCTTGATAAAGACTTGTTTCTTTTCTTTTTGAATACGTCTTAGGAATGCATAGTAACAAATTTGTGTAACGTATGCGAATGCATTGTTAGATTTTTCAACGTTGAAGTTGTTTATATACTGTAGACAGTTTTCTATAGCGTCACAAATCATTTCATCTCTATAGGTATAGTTAATGAAATTTGGACGTGTGGACAAACGGGTTGCAATCTTGTAAATACACTCACCAATATATTCTGTCATACGTGGTGGTTGTTTACCTTTTTCTTCTGCAAGTTTAACGGACGCATTGTACTCCGCAACGGCAGCTGTAAACTCTTTGTTATTTACGTAATGTTCCGCTTGTTTCTTATCAGTGGTTTTTTTAGTCATGTATCTATTATATGTTAATACTTACTAATATGTAAGAGGGTTTTTAGTATTTATCCAACTGAAAGTTGTATCAGATAAAAGGATAACAACATCATACCCATTGCAGAAAACTGTATCACTGACGCAATTGCAACAAACAATAAAGCTCTATCCGCCCACCATTTACCTTCCGTCTCTTGCCATTTAGCAATCTGTTCAGGTGTAGCGTCTCTAGGTTGGAATTGGAACTTTAACTGTTCAGGAATTATATCGGAATCGGAGTCCTCTACTTCTATTGGTCTTTTCCAAGAATCTAAGATTTTTCGTTTACTCATAATAATTTAATGTAAAAAGTATCTAGACAGAATCATTTCTATCTGATATCCTAACTATGTCGCCCCGACAAGCTAGCTTATATAATGATTACAATCTATACTGTAGTATCGTAAGATACATTATTATAAAAGGTATCGCTATTGGAAGAGTCATTAGTGTGACCATTTGCACTGCATCGCAGAATCGGCAATAAATGCCATTTTCTCTTAGTCCGTCAACCTTTCGCACCATGCTCTTCATTGCGTATGCAATTGTGGTCATGGTTTCTCCATATAAACAGGGTTAATGAAACAATATAACTGAATGTTATATCAATCCGTTTTATTTATAACTGTAAAATTCCTAAGACATAATTCTCAGCAGCTGACTCTGCATATGATTCAGAATGATTCTTATACACGATATCCTTCTTCCACATATGGTCTTCGTAATACCTGCAACCATACCCTTGGTCAGTTACATATACCTCTGCCTTTTTCAACTTATCGTCACTCCAATACTGGTGTAACAAATGGTCGAACTGTTTCATACCTTGTTCGTCTTCTTGTAACATATTTAAATACCAAATTGCCATTAGTGAAGAATCTTTTTGCCTTTAGTAATCAGATGTTGTTCATACTCTGTTTCTAAATCAAAATCTTCATCTTCCAATATTTCCAATCTCCTGAGTTCTTCGGGTGTGATTGGGCCTCCAGTTGCGTCCATGATACTCTGCATTGCTCTATCCACATATGCTTTTATATCGTCTTGATATTCTTTTCCTGACTTAACTGGTATGGTTCCGTTCTCAACCATTTCTAACCACCTAGCAGATGCATTGTCATAGTATTTAACGAATTGCTCGTTAAGTTTATTCCTATGTACAATGTGATTGTCGGGAATGAATAAAGTCGGTTCTGCACTGAGAGGTGCATAAGGAATAAACGTTGATAGGGTATCATTAGTTTGAGTCAATTGTAATTGACATATCATAGGAAGTGTAATGTGTATACCTTCCTGTGAATCTCTTACCATTCCGACTATATCTAAACCAGTCTTGAGTTTGATTACCTCATACTTGTTTGGTGCTAAAGATGTTACGTTATCCATATCTATATTTAGTTGGTTCATAATTTAAATTGTTTAATGTTATAAGGAAATTGTTCCTCGTTGTAAATATTTATACGGTCTTTTAAGTGACGTAATGTGTAGTTGTCTCCCCACAAATCGTCTGCGATATCAAATAGTCTTAGATTTTCTTTACCATTACCCTTTCTCAATCCACGTCCAATGGATTGTAAGTTACGTATTCTAGATTTAGAAGGCGAAGCAAAAATTATGTTATCTATCTTCTTTATATTAACACCAGTGCTGAAGGTGCCATATGACGCAAGAATACAGGCGTCATCTTGTTTCTCTACCAATCCTCTAATCTCTTCTCTATCTTTTGTATCAGTTCCACCATAAACATAATGAAGATTATCTATTCTTTCTTTCATTAATGTGTATAAAACAAATCCATGTTTTTCTACATACTGAAACAAACAAAGTGTGTTCCCTTTTAGTGAGTAAACAAGATTACATATGAAATCATTTCTCTTTTGATTCCCTACTAAGTAATCCATTTCGTCCTGATACTTTAACTTAGCAGTTTTCTCATGTTCCAATATGATAACGTCAATGTCTATACTTGCAATTGTACCTTCCTCAATAAGGTCGAAAGTTGATATAACCTTAGTCGCTGGCCCAAAGAGTCCTTCTAACTGTAGCCTGTGGACTTCTGTACCGTCTAACGTACCTGTAGTACCAAAACGTACTGCGGTACTTCTCATTTTTTCGAGGATTCCTTTGAGGACGTTTGCTTTGAAGAGGTGGGCTTCGTCTCCGACAACAACTTCAAACTTCGCAAGAACGTCAGTAGGTGCTTTAGATAAAGACTGCCAAGTTGTAATCGTAATGTCTGAATCGAATACAGGTTGCCCGCTGTATATTTTGCAAATTTCTTTATCATATCCATACTCCTGAAAATCTTTTGTCATTTGTTCTACCAAAGAAGTAGTAGGTACAATGACAATTGTTTTTTTATTATAATAACGTGCAAGTAAATAAATGATTAATGACTTACCACTCGCAGTCGGTGATACTAGTAACTTTCTTCCGTATTCGATACTCTTTAGAAATGCTTCCTTTTGATAATCTCTAGGTTCAAACGGTAGGTTTAATTGGTCTATAAACTTATTGTATTCGTCTTCGGTAATTTCATTCTTAGTAATAACGTCTTCTTCTACCGAATACTTGTATTGTCTTTCTTCACAGAACTCAGCAATGTATGGAAGTAATCCAATATAGATTTTGTGTGTCTTGATACTGAACAGATATACTTTACCGTCCCAACGTCTATTTTTATAGGAAGGCATAAATTTTGCGTTAGGTACTTTAAATGAAAAGTAATCGTGCAAGTCTTTAGCGATTGAGTCGTCACACGAAATCTTCATAAAGACTTCATTGACTTTAGAAATTTTTAAGTCCATGCTGGGCCGTTGTACCAACCTACTATTGATACTCTAGTTCCTCTCGTTACTGGTGTGACTTGGTGATATAACCAACTTGGAAATAAACATATTGAACCGATTGCTTGTGCACTGAATGGTAAAGTTCTTACTGCTTTATCGATATCAAGTTTTTTATCACCAAACTTAATTTTATCAAACTGTGGATTTGGTTCTAACCATTGAAACTTACCACCTTCATAATCTAAAGGGTCAGATAATTGTATAGTCATACTAATCTTTCTGTGTTCTGGCATTCCTTCCATACTCATGATTGACTCACCACCATGGTCTGTATGCCATGTATAGAAATCACCTGTAGGTAAATCAGGTTCGTAGTCGTAGATTGTGTATTGAAAGTTTTCTATCCAAGATAAATTGAAGTTCCAACCACACTCGTCCATTCCTTGGGCAACAATCTCATTAATCTTTTCCATGATATTGTCAGGCATTCTATACCTTGGGTCTTGACCAAGAAACCATTTTACCTTTGATTGTCTTATTTCAGCTGCCACGGACATGTCTACTGAGTCAGGTGCCCTATCAGGGTCATTCATTTGTCCGTTTCCTGTACGTCCTAAATCTAATGGAATTCCTTTGGCATGTTGATGTATTTGTGCAACTTCTTCTCTAGTAAAGAATTCAGGTGCTGTAAACATATAATTATTGAGTATCATTGTCCCGCCATAAACTTTCGCCAGTCGATTGTATTCTTAATCGTTTGGTGTCTCCAAGTGATATTTTGCATACACTCTTTCAAGAAGTTGATAACGATTTTTTGATACTCCACTTTACCATTCATTCTTTGTAAGTCTTGGTCAGCGTTATACCATATCTGCATATCATTCTTCATGACTTTGAGACCGTCAAAGGGGTCGTCTTCCCAACCAAGTTCTTTTATTTGTTCCTCAGACATCTTTCCGTTATACCATAACCACTTATTTTTAAGCAGGATATTGTATTGGAATTCTAAGTTCTTGAGAACCAATATATTATCGGTCAAGAATTCTTGATATTTTGCGTGTAGTTTGGGGACTTCTAGAGACGATTTATCTAGTTCGATATCGTCAACTTCACAATCCTTAGCCCACTCTTTGCGTAGCTCTTCTAAGTTCATACTATAATTATATCACGAAAATGTGTTTTTAACTAGTGGTTCCTATCTCATAATAAGTAAATCTAAAGTCTACTGTACATATTACAGCTTCACCACTCTCTCCTGATGCAAGTTCCAATCCACTTAGTGACGTTGGAAATGCGTCATAAAATTTAAAGAATCTGTTTGGTATATTCTTATTTGTATTTAGTACGAGTGTAATCATGCTATATTGACTTAGGTCATTACCTGCACTTGAAAACTGGTTTGTTGCTGTTGCAGTTGTACCAACAAGTGTTTTGTACTTAGACGGGTCTTGTATAGGTACAATAGAATCCATCCAATCATATACTTCTTTGAAGTTCTGTAAATCTTCGTCTACCAAAAACGATACAGATAACTTTTCAAATTCAACTTTATCGCCTGGAAAATATGCGTCCAGTCCTATACCTGCTGGTACAGCAGTCTCACTGAATGATATGCCAGGAATATTTGCAGTACGCACGAAGTATTCCACCGTTGGAACTTTATCGATGAGAAGTCTAAAGTTGTTCTTTTGAAGTATAGATTTGTTAATCGTAGTCATATACCTATTTAGGTAATTTCTAAGACTGTTCTGATTCTAACTTTAACTCACTGAGTCCTGCTAGTTTGATAACCTTGGGTAGTCTACCGCACTTCATAAATTTATGAAATCTTTTGTTTATTTGTTTTATATACGCCATATAGTATATAGACACGAAAGTGTCACACAACTGTCACAATTGAGACACAAAAAAGAAAAACCCCACCGAAGTGGGGTTTTAGATACTACCGTCCTGCACGAATGATTTGTATCACTTTTATTTAGAACAAAAAAAACCCCAGCGAACTGGGGTTTTTAATTTCGGTTGAGTAACTATTCTTTATAGAATGTTAGATACTGCGAACTTTCTGTAGTATTGGTTTGTACCAGCAGAAGCTAGACCATTAGCAGGTGTAGAACCTACGAATGGGTTAGATACCATTCCGTATCTAGTTTTGAAACCAATTTTTGGTTGGAAAGTATTCTCACCAACGGCACGAACCATTTGTAATGGAACGTATGGGCAATAGAAAAGTCCAGCGTCATAAGGGTTAGACCCTCTGTAACCGACAGTCAAGTAATCAACACCAGCATATGGGTCGATATAAACTTTAACTCTACCGTTTAGAACACCAGCAAAAGTATTACCAGTATCGTCAACGTTAATGTCAGTGTTAAGCGCAGGAGTATAATCTAATACACCAGCCATTGATAAAGCAGATGCAACGTCAGAAGAACAAAGGATAAAGTTACCTTTACCACGTCTTGTTTCTTTTGCGATTACATTTGATTCTCTTTCTATTTGGAATAATAGACCTTTGAATTTCTCAACTGACCAACGTCCGTTAGCATCAACATCTAAGTTGAAAGTACCAGCAGAAGCAGTTGCAGATGCACCTACTTTAGCTTGTATGTTAACGTTTCTTACTACTTCTCTGTTGATTTCCGCAAGGATTTCAGATGATAGTATGTTAGCGAGTTCAGATTCAGCGTCTAGACCGTGAATTGCTTTAAGGTCTTGTGCCAATTCTAAAGTATATTCCGCTTTAAGTGCTCTTGATTTAGCAGTTACTGTAGCTTTCTCAATTGTGAAAGCCATTTGAGCGAATCCGTTGGAAGCTTCGACATCACCTAATGCTTCTGCAGTTGCAGTAGACATACCTGAACCAGTTGTGTCTTCATAAGAAGGCGAACTAGTGTCAAATGGGTCACTGATTGCAGCTGTTAATGCACCAGCTGAAGTTGTCTGAGCAGCAGCCGAATAAGGAGTATGAGGTTCGTCAAGCCCTAAAGCTTCAGTTTTACCTTCACGTCCTTGAGTCGGATAGTCGTTATACCTTGCTTTCATAGCAAAGATAAGTCCTGTTGGCCCAGTCATTGGTTGAACACCACAAATGTCGTAAGCAACCAAGTTAGGCATAGCTCGTCTTACTAGACTAATTAGGATTGGATCCCAGTTAGATACAGCAGAACTGCCAGTAGCATTTAAAGGTGCAGCTTCGTCAAGAGAAACTCTATCTTCGTTAAGAGCTTTTTCTTGGTTTTCTAGGATTACTGCGGTAACAGCCTTCTTGTAAGAGTCTTCGATTTTTGGCAAATCAGAATGCTCTAGGATAGGTTGCCACTTTTCCTGTAAGTTTTCAGATAAAAACATTGTTTTTAATCTCCTTTAAATTAACCTAATGGTTTTAGTTTACTAATTGCGTCAGAATACCTTTGAAGGGAAGGGTCTATAACAGGTGAAGAGTTTTCATCTTCAAGCGTTCCAGTTCCTTCTTCAACTACGGTATCCTCAGAAATAGATTCACCTTCAATACCGAAGTATGCTTCTTTGATTTCACCAATCTTCTCTTGGAAGTCAGCTTCGTCATTGAAGTCTACACCGTTTGCAAGTGATTCTAATTTCTCTTTCTGTGATTCAGTTAAGTCCGAAGACGCATCCCTTACCACATTTTCTCTCTTGAGAGTGTTCAACTCTTCTGCGATGTCCATATTTGTTTGAACTTCGGAGTCAAGTTTAACTTCCATCTCATCGAGACGATTAGAAAGCTCATCAATCACGTCATACTTATCTTCGGGAACGTCAACATAATGTTCTACGAACAATGTTTTCAATCCTGAAATAAAGTTTTCAGTCATTTCAGCTTTCAAACCTCTCTCGATAGCTAATTCGTTTTCTTTCGTCCACTCGTCAGCAACGTAAGACAAGTATTTGTCAACTGCTTCACTTAAGTCGGCTTTGACCTTATCTACTGAGGTTTGTAATTCTGTTTCGTAAGCTTCTTTCAATCCTTTTTCAACTTCTGCAACTTTACTTGATACTGCAGCTTTAAAGATTGTTTTAGCTTTTTCTCGGTTCTCTTCTGACAAGTCTAATGCTTCTGAGATTGCATTTAGGTCGTCTTCAATTTCAATCTCTACAAGTTTAGATTCGAGTTCTTCGGAAGTTTCTTCGTCAACAGATTCTTTTTTCATCTTCTTGTCTTCGTCTTCTTCCTCTTCGTCCTCGACACCTTTCATCTTGCCGTACATCTCTTGAACCTTTTCGTCATCTAGTTTTTTAACTAGTTCGACAATGTTTCTTGCGATTTCTGCCTTAGTCAAAGACTCGTCAACCTCATCTTCTGAAATAGAAGAGAAAATACCTTGAAGGTCTTCTTTATTCATTTCCTTCATTGTGTTGACCATAGCTTTGATTGTTTCCATCTTGGAAGGAACTTTTTCTTCTGCTTCAGAAACTTCTGCTTCTTCGTCAGCGCCTTCGCCTTCTTTGATTTTTTCAGCCTTATCAGGTTTCCCTTCACCCTTTTGTTGTGGGTCTGCGGAAATCTCTTTGACTCCATCTTCTGCTTTATCTACAGAATCGACAGCTTTGTCAACAGGATTTTCTTCGGGTTTGACGACTTCAGCTTTTCCACTTTCTATTTTAGCGGAATCACTTGAACCTTGCTTAGGCGGGTTTTTGTCACCTTTCTCAGCTTTAGCGTCAGGTTGTCCTGCCTCTAATAGCTCATCTTGGTTTGTATCTAACTCTGCCATATTTTTCTCCTGTTTGAGTTTACTTTTTTATTTATATGTTATAAGTTCTTAACGAACGTTTTCCATAAATTAATTTTTGTTTCTTCAAGTCTAACCTGCTTTTCGTTCTTTAAAACTTCTCTCATAGACTCCATTTCTTGTCTTTTTAGGATTCCATTGTCCATAATCCACTCAACACCTTCCATGATACCGTCTACGAAGGCATCTGGCGCTGAAGGGTCTGCGACAATATCACCTGCAGTTGCAAGTTGAAAGTCCGACTTCACATACTGTGCGTCTGATTTTTGTTCTAATGAACCAAGTCCTCTTGAAGAGACACCTAGTTTTGCACCGTCATTGATAAGATTTTTTACAATCTCACCATTTGGAGTGCTCAAAATTTTTGCTTTACCTACCCAATTACTACCGTCTTCGTGAAGTTCGGTAATCATGTGGGATACTTTGTCTAAATTGATTGTTGGCCCTTCGGGGTGTCCTAACTCACCGAATGCTCTTTGTTCGTTTACGAATTCTTTTACGTAACGATTGACTTCTTTTGCCATGATTTCTTTGGGATAGATTCTTCCGTTACGATTCTTTATGTCTGCTTGCATAAAGACACCTTCGATAAAGTAATCTTTTTTACCATTTTCTTTTGATTCGATTAATGGTTTTGCTTCGTTATACTCTGAAATTAATTTCATTGAAAATTTCCTCTTCTGTTACCCCTTCAAAATTCATTTGTTTAAAGAGTTTGGATAATTCCTTCACAGATTTTTCTGCGTCCTTCAAGTCCTTGTAAGGCCCTGTTTCATTATTATTAACGAATGCGTAAATGTCTTTACCCATTTTACTATAGGTAATGTTGTAGGTCTTTCCACCAGTTTTCATTGTATCTACTTTAAGTTCTTTATGTTTTTTAGGCAACTTAAATTTCGCCTCATAAAGTTCTCTTGATATAGATGCAAAAGATTTCATTTACTCTTCCTCTGCTGTAGCTTCAGGTTCATTTTTCATCCAATCAACCGTTGCTTCCACTCTCTTCATGTCCACTGCTTGGGCAGCTTTCTCTTTAATGCCGTCAAAAATAGAATCCTTAGCGTCTTGCAACTTACCTTGTTCTATTTCGTCAACTATCTTTTTTGCTATTTCAGTCATTTATTAAAATCCCCCAAATTCATCGTCACCACCTTCTTCGTCTCCACCCTCGTCTTCCATTTGTTTGTCCATAAGTTTCATTTCTTCTTCTGTTTGCATTAAGATATTCTTACGTACAAACTCCTGAGAATAATACTTACCAACATACTCGTCTACGGTTGATAAAGTCTCAAGTCTCTCACGCATAATTTCAGCGTCTTTCAACTCTGCGAAGTGGTTATCGCTAGCATAATCAAACTGTACGAAGTCTTTGACCATTTTGTCAAATTCTTCGCCACTTACAATTTCTTTTAGTATCAATTGAGTTCTTAAAACGTCAACAAATACTCTACTAAACTTCTTTTGAAGTCTATTCGTGAACTTATTAAACTTAAGTTCATCTCTTTGGATTTCGGACGCACGTCCCAAATTGAATCCTGCGTCTGCTTCCATTCTAGAAGCTGGAATACTTAAACTCTTGTATAACTTCGACTTAAAGTATTCAATGTCTTCTATCTCCGAGAGATTTTGTCCGCCTGGCAAAGTTGTTATCTCTGTCCCACGTCCACCTTCTCTCCTAGGTAACCAAAAATCTTCCAACATAGACATATGTTTTCTATCATCTTTGATTTCACCTGTGTCTGCATTGTAAACAAGTTTATTTCTATACTTGTTCATAACCTCAGACAAATACTGTTCTGCTTTTGCCTTTGGAAGGTTACCTACGTCAATGTAGAAAATCCTTCTTTCGGGTGCACGTGATATCCTATAGATAACTAGTGCGTCTTCCATCATTGATAACTGGTTTGCAGTCTTCAATGCTTTATGAAGATACCCAATGACTACGTTCTTTGTGTAGTCTAATAAACCCGATGTAGTATATGATACTGCTTCGGGAGCAATCTTCACGGACGTTCCGTCATTCGCTGAAGATTTATCAAAACCTTTATCGTTGAAGACAAAAAATTCTTCAACTTGTTTTATTACGTCAACACCTGCTTTGTCCGATTTACCTTTGATTACATTTCTGACCTTCTTAATTTTAAGTGGGTCAATGTTTCTTAGGTCTACAATACCTGCTTTCGGACGTTTGCCGTCAACGACCTTATGGAAGTATATCCTTCCATCTATGTACCATTTTCGGAATAATTCGTGAGAGTTCTGATTGAACTTCATTAAGGCAAGAATATGATTAAACTCGTCATGTATCTTGTTTTTGATACTATCAGAAAGTTTTACGTTTCTGAGGTCGAGTGATACAATCTTGTCTTGAGAATCCGATGTAATACACTCATTAACAATATCTTCAATCGCTGAGTCACACTCAGGGATTAGAGATATTTCACGGTATCTTGTAATGAGACCAACCTCATTCTTGATACCACCTTCCATATCAATGTAGGAACCATATGCTCCACCTGATATGAACCCGCCTGGTTGTTGTTGAATGACGGGTGTACCGTCATCTTCAACAGGGGGGACGAAGGAAGGTGCCTTAGACACCTCTATGCTTCGTAGTTCATCCTTTTTACGGGATATTTCAAACCCAAAAATTTCCATACTAATATTTATACTCCCCTAAAAGGGTGTATTTCACTTTAATTAAATAACTCTTTCCCAGTGAGAATAGTCAAATGAAACTTCAAAAGTTTCAACTTCGTCAGCAGTTCCCATATTCAGTTCAATACCACCGATATTTTGAGGGAACATATTGAAGAATTCGTATCTCGCAAGGACTGAGTCATCTTTGTTTAACTGTTCAACGAATGCTCGTGATAACAAGTAATCGTTATTAATCGCACCGATACCTGAGTCTAACTGACTGATATCCAACTGCCATGATTCTAGGGCATTTCTTACACTGAATTCAACATCGTTGATTACAGTAACTGCCCATGGTTCAAAGGTTCTGTCTCCAGCAAGTTTCAAGTTCATTCCTCTGAATGGAACTGTGACCTGACCGACAGTCATAGCGGGAATCTGAGCAGCTTGACATAGAAACTCTATCTTATTACCTGTTCTAGGTATGAAGACTCGGAACCTATTAGCTCTAGGGCCACCAGCGATTAGTTGCGCTTTAAATTCATCTATTGTTGCCATTTATTTCTCCCTTAGACTGCACCGTATAATTCACTAAACTCTACACCACTTCTAGCGGCAACAAAGTTCAATGTAATGAAGTTAATCGACCTGTTAGGTTTAACGAAGATAGAACATACAAATTCATTTCTATCGATAACACTATCAGTGTTGTTTGTTTCGTCACATAATACTTGGAAATCTACAAGACCACGTCTGTTCTTCACGTCTCTTAAGAAAGGTTCTACAGCAGCTCTAAACTGTGCTCTTGTGAATGCGTCATTGAATTCAAAGAGTTGTGCTTTAGCGGCAGTTGCGATTGCCTTTTCTAGGACTATGAACAATCTTCTTACATTGATTCTATCGAATGCAGAAGGTGTTGATAACATAGTTTTGTCACCAAATAGGACTGTTCCTTGGCCTGGGAATGTAACAATTGGGTTAACCCTTGCACTGTATAAGTCGTCTCTAGACGATTGTGAAGGATTAAATGCAAGTTTAGTTACACCTAAGTATTGACCTCTTGAGAAACCAGCAGGTGAGAACCATGGGTCTCTTAATAAGTCACTTCTTGCCATTAGACCTGCAGTATGTCCATTGCCTGGAATCCAACAGTATTTGTCGTTATATCTTTCGTAAATGTATAACCAACCACTATCCATAACTGAATAAGAAGAACTTGTTGCAGTATTAGCGGAGGCAATTACATTTGCGGATTGTGTTGATTCTGAGGAAACTCCAACTACGTCATTCTTTCTTGGTGATACGATTGCCATACAATCTTTTCTAGATTCACAAAGAAGAATCGCTTGGTTTGTTAAAGTTGTCCAATCTGTTAAGATATCTTGTTCTGTTCCCGAACCGTTATCAGTTCTTGAAGAACCTACGATTAAGAATGAGATATCTACTGTTTCAGCGTCACCGAAGTGTGTTGACCATGCACCGAACTTCTCAGCGGCTGTTGGCATTCTACCATTTGAACCACCTGAAAGTGTGTCATTTACTGGAAGAGTCATTACACCGAAACCATCTGATAAAGATTCTGCTAATGTTCTGTGTTCATTACCACTATCGTGAGTACCAGTTACTGGTGAACCGTCATCTCCTGTAGAGTGACCTGCCCAGTATACGTATGTTGATTTTCTTTCAATTACGTCTCTGTAGTAGTTTGATGCACCTTGAGCGTCTTTAGCGTCACTTGCAAGTGATACGAAACCGAATGTTTCTAGAACTTCGTTTTGAGTTCCACTCCACACACCGTCTTCGTCACTTACTACTACGTGACATTCGTCTAATGATGCACCGACAGCAGCTGCAGATGCGGAAGTGCCTGGAGCTTTATCAAAGAAAGAATGGAACTCCCATTTCCTGTTTATATTGACTGGTGTACTTGAACCGTCAACTGCTGTTGTTAATCCTGTGTTTGCAGGTTGGTTAATTGCTTCAATAGTAAGAGTTGTACCTGAACTTGCGGTAATTCTGTATTCTTGTCCTAAGTGATTATCAAATGTGATAATATCTCTTACTCTAAACAATGTAGTTGCGTTTGCAACACCTGTTATTGAAAGCGCTCCAACTGCGTTATTTCCTGTAGATGTTCCAGCGTTGTCTGTCTCGAAGGCAGTTGCTGTTGAACAAACAGATACTTTTAAGGAGTTTCCTAAAACTCCTGCGTGACGGGCTACCCACCTTCCTGCTGTACCTGATAAGGCACCACTTTGGTAAGATTGAACATATTCGTCACTATTCTTTATTAGCGTTGAACCATGTCCAGCTGAATTCGCACTAAACAATCCTGTAGAGTTTATTCTAACTACTCTTAGAGAAGAACCATATCTTAAAAATCCTTCAGCTGAATAGTAGTCCTCTGCAGCTCCGTTGGTGTTAGCAGGTTCGTGAAAATTCTCTACTAGTCCCTTTTGGTCTGAAATTGTTACTACTTCATCAACAGGGCCCCATTGGAATGTCCCTGCGAAAGCACCAGTTGTACTGGATACTGCAGGCACAACATTTGTAAGGTCAATCTCTTTAACCTGTACGCCTGGTGATACTTGAAATGCCATACTTTTTCTCCTGTTAATGTCAAAAGTTGTTTACTGTTTTATTTATAACTTTATATTGTCTAACGGGTCAGCAAACCACCTATCCCCTGAACTATCTACAAAAGACTCTTCTTCTATCGGTCTGTCCCCGAAAATCCCTGCAGGTAACATATCCTCTTCAATAAGTTTCTGCTGTTCAGAATATAACAACTCTTTGACTTGATAATTTGTTAAATGATAGAAGTAATCTGTAGTTACAAACCATGAAAATAGTACACATGTCATTACCATATCGTCATGATAACCTCTATCAGCCTCAAAGCTTCTACCCTTATTTACAAAAGTCATGAGCTCAGTGATAGTCCATCTGTCTAATAATTGCAATCTATCTTCTTCTAATAGTTCTTTTAATGTAGAACAACCAATTCTTTTGATTTTTCTAGACATTGTTACACCAATATCTTCTGCTTTTAGTTGTCCTTGTACGAAAACATTAGGATATTCTAAATCATAATGCAATTGTGACGCAACAATACTTCCTTCATTATTGTTTTCTATGATAACAGTTGCGTCATTATATGCTTTACCATACTTTGCAATCAAATCGGGAAACAATAATGGTGATATTAAAGAGTTTCTAAATGTCGCAACTTGTTTGAATGGTTTAGAAGATACGTCAAAGATACTAAACGTTGAGAAGTCGATACCTCTCCCTTTCGCAACGTCACAACACATAACATATTGGTGACCTTCTATGGGTTTTTCATACATGTAGAATTCTTCTTTTGACCATTCAGGGTCATATGCTTTTAACCCAAGTAAAGTATTCGAGTTAATGAGAGTGTTACCAGTTCCCAAAAACGAGTTTCCGTACTCTTGTTCAAACTGTGCTTCTGAGGTGTTTGCAATTGTTTGTTCTTTCCATGCTTCGTCTCTGCCTGGCACGTCATACCAGTTAATTGTGAAGTCTTTGTATTCTGATTGTCCATGTACTGCACTCTCGTATATTTTATGAAACATATTACCCACACCGTTTGCAGTGGAAGTAATAATAACCTTTGAATCTTTACCTGATGTAATAACGGGATATGTTGCAGTATAGAATGTCTCTGCATCGTCTACGAATGCAAACTCATCAAGGTACAACATATTTATTGAGAGTCCACGGATACTACTACTGGAAGTTGCAGCTGCAACAACCTTACTATCGTTACCAAACTCTATATTACCTTTGTTTAAAATCTTTACGCCTGGCTGTAAGAAAAATGGAACAGACTCTAACATAGTTACGATACGTGCTATCATTTCTCTCGCAATCGCACCTTTGTTTGCAAGTACAGCTACAGTTACTTCGGGGTGGAACAATAAGAACCACAATAGATATGCACATGAGGTGATTGATTTACCACTCTGTCTACTTGCAAGTACGACACTGAATCTATTACTGTCGTAATGTTGAATTAGTTTATCCTGATATCCACGAAGTTTGAATGGAACCATACCTTCGTCAAGAGAGATAATCTGTGTGTATTGTTCAATAAAATGGCATGGGTCTTTGGAACACTTCATGTATTCCGCTAACTCTTCTTCTGTATATTTGGTTTCTATACCAACACGTTTAATTTGCGTGTTGCCTAGATAACCTTCATTCTTCGCTTGTACCATTATTTTTCTTTAGGAACTTTTGTAGTTCACTGGTTGACCCCACGTATAAATGATTATGTTGGTCTCTGATTTTAGTATCGTCTTGTTCTAGTTTCTTCATTTTACTTTGAAGGTCTATAAGTTTCTCTGCAGTTTCCCCTACAGTCTTAATTAACTGTCCTGCAACCTCGTAGGCACGTGGGTGTTCTGTCTCTTTAGATAGGTCTAGGATACCGTCAATTGCGTCTTGGCCTCGTTCTATGAGGTCGTAGAGGTGTTCTCTCGCATACCTGTAGTCAGTCTCTATGTTCTGCTCTTTATCAGGTCGAATCACAGGAACCGCTTTGGTTTCTTTTTTTAAAGAGGTGTTAATATCGAGCAAGTCGTTTAACTTTTCGTCTACTTTTTTTGTCATAATTATGCATCATCTGTTAAGTTGTCTGTGTAGGTTTTGTTTGTTCCATCGTCATAGAATGAAACTGTTTCCGCTACTACAAACGTATCATTAGTATTTACTGAACCAACAAATTTCAAACTCTTGTTTGCGTCAAGAGTAATATTTGCACTAAGAACCATACTTAGTTTATCAGTTGCAATACTACTTATAGTTGGATTAGTTGTATTTCCAGTTCCAAATACTTCGTCTCCTACACTTATATCAGCGTCTAGTGCTGTTGTAAATGTAACTGTTGAAGAATTTGAAACCGCATTGTTAGTTCTATTTTCAAATGCAGGTTCATAACTTTTAACTTCTTTTACAAGACCTGCGCTAGTTATTTCGGAAGATGTAAATCCTGTATTACCGTCACCAATGTAATCTCTTTCGATAACGTTTTTAATAATCTTACCTTGATAAACAGGGCCAAAAAAGTATAACTGCATTTGAAATTCTAAGTCATATGTAATTGTACGTCTTTCCTCGAAACCACCTTGATAAGTATCTTCAAACGATACTGAATTTAAAATGACAGGAACGTCTCTATTATCAGACATATCGTCTATCATTTTCATGGTGACTGTGTAATCGGGTTGAAAATATGGAAGTATCTGTTCTACTATCTGTAATGCGTCATTCATCTTGTTTGCCATTACAGACAATGTAAAGTTTATATTATATGGTGCAGGTGCATATTGAAACCTACGATTGACTTTATCAGTCTCTTGAGTATTCTTAGTATTTCTAATTAGTTTATTGTTTTGTCTAGACGTATCGTATTCGATACCTGAAATTTCAAATGCTATTCTAGGTAATGAGATAGCAGTTCTGTTTCCGTCATTCAGATTTGTTTCGTTTTGAAGTCTCGCAAGAAACTTTGCTTTTGGGCCATAACTTATGGGAACCTTTCTTATATTCAAAACAGTTCCGTCTGTTTTAATATCAGCAACGTCAATGTTATTGAACAAAGTTCCAAATATTGAAACTGCTCGTTTCATTGTTTCGTTATAAAAACGTGTACCAAACATTATGTAACCTCACCAAATGGATTCGTTTCTGAGAAGTCTAGATAGTTATCTGCTTTACCTTCAAAGTCTAAGTTCTGAGCATTTCCGTCCTGAGACATAGATATCACATCTTCTATACTATTGATAACTCTTGAAGTACCCGAACTTGCACCAACAATAGTATCACCAACTTTAAATGTAGTAGTTACGTGTATTACTTCTAATTGGCCAGGTGCTATGTCAGCTCTAAATCCAACAACCTCACCTACAACAGTTCCATTTAATGTTACATTTTCACCAAGAGTATATGGACTTGGTGGTGATGCATCAGCGGTCATTCTCAAGTCAACTCTGTATGCTTGTTCTGCCTCAACAAAGTCTGCGTCTGAACCAGTATCAAAATCTTCACCTGCGTATTCAAATAGTTCTGCCTGTAGTTTAAATACAAATAGTTTACCTACTTGATAGAAAGGCTGTTCGTGTTCTACAAATTTAATTTCAAATAATGAACCTGATAAAGGAAGATAAATTAAATCTCCTTCGTTAGGTCTAAGACTAGTTGCTAAATTTTGGTCTGTGGCGACAAACCTTTCCCAACTTCTTACCGATAAAACAAATGTTGCTTGGTCACGTATCTCTACACCAAATTTAGACATGAGGTCGCCTTCGCCCTCAAATCCTTCGGCGTTTTCAATGTACATTTCTACTGAGTATGCGTCACCAAATTTGGACTGCACGTCTTCGTCAAAAATAGTATCTGTTTCAACTATCTGTCTTGGTAAGTAGAATGTCTCTTGTCCATACATTCTAAGAGATTCAACAACTAAATCTTCATATAGATGTTGTTCACTCTGAACTGCATGGTTAAAGAATACGTTAGTTGGCATTTATTACCCCATCATATCTAATACAGGCATTTCGTAGTTCAATCTAGATTCTTCCTCTAACCTTGTTTTTTCTTCTAGTGCTTCTGTCTTTATGTTATCGGGTTCAAGCACCACTCCGCCTGGCAGTGCGATACCACCAAACTTAGATAAGTTCTGTCCCCATTGATACTTGACCAAAGCAGTTGCATATCTTTTCAACCACATGTCATTGTATATGTCTGTAAAATCATTTGGGTCTATCTTTCTGTAACACTCTATAATGATAAACTCACCTGCGTTGATTTGGTCAGCGTCCATGTCAAGATATAGTCTATTCATGTGAGTATTGTATCTGATAGGTGTTTGACCCACTAAGATTTGGTCTAACATACTGATATGCTGTTGAACCATTTCATAGTATAGAATACTAGTGTTTGTTAAATCGTATATGTCGTTGAGTCTTAATTGATATCTAATATCAAACATATTAAGATTATGTTTATCTGCAAATGGAAATATGTTTATAACTGATAATATAAACTCAGGTAAAACAATATAGTTTTGTTGTTGTTTATATTGTTGGTCTGTTTTTGCGTGAGTACCAGCTGCGTTTTCTGTAAACGTTTCGTCTGTTTTTAATCCAGCGATATCGTTAGCACTCAATTGGTGTTTTAAATATGTTTTGATACTACCGTCATAATGATATTCACGAAAGTATTGTAATGCTTCGTCTACTCTGTCGTCCAGTTGGTCATCATCTATATTGATTTCTATTACTGGAGCTCCAAGAGCACGCTTGATGTACTGTTTAAATGTGTCTTTAGAATTTGGTGCGGCCATAGTAGTATTTTCCTTTAATACTACTATTTATAAGAATTATTCTTGGAAGTAAGTTTTATTCTGTAGTCTATCGATTTTGGTATCGATTCTGTCTAAGGTATCCATTAATCTTTCTAGTTCTTTGGATAGTTGTTCACGTGTTACGTAGTCTTTGGCGACTTCTTCACGTGTTTTATTGATAAGAATATCAATTCTTTTTTGTTCAGATAATAGGTTACGGATTAAGAAACCTAAAGGCATGAGAATAAAGGTTAGAACTATATTCCAAAGTAAGTGTGCGTCAAAGGCTATTAGGTTTTCTTCCATACGGTTATTTATGGAATTAACGTATTGGATTTCCTCTTTCGTCTAAATTAAATGAAAATTCATCAGGATTCCATTCATCAACAGTAAAGTCTTGACCAAAGTAACCAGCACCATTATCAGGAAAGAATCCAGTTGGGCCTACCACGTCATGTAAATCCATATTGAACGATATGCTATATCTTTCTTTGTCAGTCATATTAGGTTCAACCATATGCATTAAACCACTAGAAAATATATGAATATCTCCTGTTCTAGGTTGAACGTCCCAATTAGTTCTAACTCTTTGGTGGTGCGGAAACATAGACAGAACTTTAGAGTCTGTATCAATTGCAGAAAAGTTACCTTCATCTCCGTCTGCTTTTAGATATAAAACACCTGAATACCAACAACCATTATGAGTATGAGGTCTATTCCAAGACATAGTTTCATTTATGTTTGCCCATGAATTGCCTGGCCTCATTTTAAGACCATTAGAATTTTGAATACCATGAAAAGGTAAAACCTCGTCAGAAAAAAACTTACTGATACGATTCATACATTTCTGAAAGACTGGACTACTTTCACAACCGTCATTAGACTGCCAACCCGACCTATGCATTGTAGCAGGGTTAGGTGAATTAGATACAAGTCTACCTTTAGGGTCACGCTTACGCATTGCGTCAACTTCTGCAACTAACATTTCGTTATACTCCAAATCATATCCTTGACTTTCGTCAAGATTTGGGTCTAACATATTTCTTTGAAATACGTAATGTGGAAACAGTAATCTAACTGACATCTTCCCCGTACCTTCCTCGGTCACGATTACCGTCACCATTTAATTCAGTTAAGTCTTGTTGTTTTTCTTTATAGTCTTCTTTCTTCTTCATGAAGTGACTTGCCCAAGCACGACCAACAATTTCATCACTACCGTAAATTCTTTGAATTAACTCTTGTTTCAAAATGTCATTTTCAATTACAGTGTTTGTTATTACACATTCTATAGTATCACCTACTTTAATTGCTTTGTCATAAGTGACTCTCAAATCTGTAATTGGAACAAACCTTTGACAAAAGAATAATCCAAACACACCAAAAGTATAATCTGCAACAGCAGCTCTATAAGGGCCACCCACATACTTGTAAGGTGCTGGTTGGATTGAATGCCACCACCTCGTTTCCCATACTGTTGACAGTGTATTATGGTCTTGTTCACCTTTAAAAGTTTTCCAACCACAATAAGTATCTTCGTGCCAGTTCATAGAATTCCAAATATAAAAAGCAGGTGTACTGGCGTCTGTACCTACATCAAAACCTTCTATTTGAACATTAGTTTGTCCTTCGTATAAACTATCGATATCAACTCCAACATTGTTATCACCTTTAGTTTTATTAGCCTCGAACTCTGTATATCCTTCGTATTTCACTTTTTCATTTCTCCTGTTTTTGGGTCAAAGGGGCATTCATTAGGTGGAGCGTCCTTAAAGTTTTTTGCTTTAGTCGTCCACATGTATTTTCTGTAAAATCCGCCAGGCACCTGTCCGTCTGGCGAACTTGCATCACCCTCAACTTCACACAATTCAGATATTGAAGGTTTGCCGTATTCACTTGTTAAATGACTTACTTCATTTATATATGCACTCCCGTCCATGTTAATATAAGACGCAGTCCACTGTTCTCTCCTATAAGGAACTATCTGTACTATGGGTGTTCCTTTAGGTATAACAAAAGACTTGTCACTTAATGGATACATAATAATCTGCGTATTATCTGTTAAGGTATTAAACATATCAGTATCCATTGTTCCTTGCCATGTTCTAAAATATTTATTCTGATGTAAAAAGGGGTCAAGATATAAACAAGAATAGCCAGGCGGTGTTACTACAGACCAAGGTACTCTAAATTTGAATGCGTCATGAGGATTTTCATCAGAACCATCTCCTTTTAAGAATGAGAAATTATCATTCATTAGTTGGTGTTTTGAATGTGTAGGTGAAGCATATGAAGCTTCAAAATTTTCACCGTCAGGCGGAACGGTAGCATGCCAATCACCACCACTTACAAGAGTTTGATTGAATTCACAATGTATATCTCTATTTGTTGCGATATAATATCCTGTTGATAACCAATCATGCATTGCAGGACAAGCTCTTAATGATATCCCAACCACCCCTTTATCAATCATATGCACTTTAGATTTTTTCCACCAATCGGGTTGCATTTTACTTGCAGGTACAGGACGCATTAATTCAAATGCGGTATCATTATATGTTTTAAACTCAATTGTCGGCATATCTCATATATCTCTGATATCTTAGTTGTCTTGGTGCAACTTCTTTTCTTTGTTCTTCTTGAGGTACTAATCTTATTTCTGAACCACGCAATACACATGAACGTCTATCTACATATCTTGCAGAAGGTTTTGGTGCTTCTGCACCATGAGGTATCCTTCCGTCAAACATAAGTAATCTGTTTGGTTTAAATTCTATTCTTCCTATTTCGTGTTTGTTCATTTCTTCTGCAACACCGCTACCAATATTTTCATCATACACTCTTAAGTCACCGCCCCATTTAGGATTCCAAAATGTATTTAAGTAATACAAAAAAGATATGTTCCACTCACATTCAGGCGCACAATCATTATGACATGTACCGTCTAGTCCTTGAGTTTGTGAATTCAAACCCATGTAATCAAACTCAACCCAACGAAAACCAAAGTCATTCATTACTCTAGTATTAAAATATGAAGCAAAGTAAGTATCTGAACGATTTATCTGATTTCCTTGACACCAATCTACGTGTTCATGATTAGGAACATCTCTAAAAAATGTTCCACCCCAAAAGGAATGATGTGGTAATCCTGTTTTACTATCGGACGCAACTTGATTAGTTTTAGACCAAAGGTTACTTGCGACTAATGACTTATCCCAATGGTGGTGTAATTCGTCCGCCAAATAATTATCGATAACATGAAAGGTATCCCCTAACGGATAATTATCTTTCGTTAGTCTGAAAGGTTTGTCGTGGTAGACAACGTTCACTTTAACAAATATTATTTGGTGATACTGTTTCAGGCAACACTACTACGTATTCGTCAAAAGGTTTCAAATGGTCTTCTCTTGTTGCCATTATTTCTTCTTGCGTTTGAAAACATATTGACCAAGTTGCATCTGCATATTCTAAAACTCTACGTGCTTCTGACCTATACGTATGATTAGAACCTTCTCGTCCAGCATATACACATTCGTTAAGATTTCTAAAATTATATCTTATTGCACAGTCTTCTATTTTGTCGTGAGTTAAATTTTCTAAGTCTGCCATAAACTGATTGTTTAAGGACATACCATTTGGTGGTTCTGACTGTTCAATAAACTGTTCGATAGCGTCTCTTTCTTCGTCTACAAGTGCATGTTTATCCTGTTCATCGAAAGGAATGTCATCGTTGTAACCGACAATTTTAAATTCGCTGTCTCCGTCATAAACAATAACGTCAAAATCAAAACCTAAATTTGGTTTTTCGACATTGTCAAATTGGTATCTCAAACCGTTTGGTTTGGTGATGTGAAGATTGTTATCTTCTGTAAAAACAAGTTGATTCATAATATATTACCTCTATTCTTATTTATTGAGTATATTTTTATACTTTTCGTATAACTTTAATTGCGATATGTCACTACAGTCCATATCTTTTATCCATGGGCCACCTCTTGTATAATGCACCGCATGATATCTTTTATCTTCGTCTGACATGCCTTCTGTAAAGACATATTTGTCAGGGATTCTATCAATACTATCAGTCCATTCAAACTGGTGTAAGTATTGACCACTCGCAGTATTTACAACTTCGGGTGTTAATTTTTTACAGTCTTCATGAGCATTATTAAATATCATGAAACTAGACCACAACTTTTTAGGATACATAACATTCTCTTCACCACCCATTTTAGTCTTAGACATTTTTTCTAGTTCATATTCATATTGAACACATGCTACTGCATTGTCGGGGTGTAGAAAATAAAACATTTCATACCAAGGTTGTTTCCATACAAAATCATTATCTATGAATATACTAAACCCTTCATAATTTTCTAAGTATGGAATTAAGAATCTGCTATAAGTAAATTCTGTCGATTGATTTGCGTACTCTCTAGTATATTCGGGAATCTTTGATACGTCAAGTAGTTTTATTTCAGGTTCAAATCTACACTGTGAGTCATTAACTGCTCTTTGACATGCTTGATTAATAGAATTTATTTGTACGTCTGTTATATCTTCATGTCTTGAATCATACCCAAGATATATGTTTAAAGGTTTTCCATTGAATTTTTCTGATACCTTTTTAGAAAAATCCTTTACTTTTTCTCTCCATTGTCTATCGGGTTCTGACCTTCCATTATTCCATTCACCCGAAGTTTGCACTTCAATACTAGTATAATTGTAAGATACATGTAATTGTGTCGGTCTCATGCCGTCAAACTGTGGTGTAGTAAAACTTCTTAACCACTCATCAGTAGTTAAAGGTTCTATCCAATCAAAGGCGTTATATGCGTCCCAAACAATACAGGTCATACTTTCATCGTCTGTCGCACCGAATACACCTTGTCGTACTGAGCCAGGGTGTATATGTGGGTTGTATTCAATTCTATCGTTTCTTCCGCTTTTTTGTAATACAATAGTTATCGGTTGATTTAAACCATTCTTCTGAATATCATGTAATAACCAATGTCCTTTACACCCATGATAAAATCCCGAACCAGTTATATCATTTCCATCTTCATTTCCACCAGTAATATCTCCCGTTGCGGTAGTTATTTTTTTCATACTAGCACCGTAAGTATGGAAATTAGGAATATACTTTAAATAATTAGACGCTTGATAGTCTAATCCAAATGATTCCAAAGGCATGAATCCGCACTTTTTAATATCACCCCAAGTTACTAATTTCACATTAGGAACATAAACATTATCTACAAAGTATTGTACAACTTTATATGTGTCACATTCAGTATCAATAGAACCGTCTTCGTTAACAGGAATATTGCCAATATGGTGACCGCTCTTATAAAAGAGTTGTCTACGAACACTTTCTTGCGTCCAGTCTAGGCGAAATGGAATAAAATCAATTAAATGGTCAATTTCTGTCATAATAAAAATCTCACTTATGTGAGTATATTTAGTGTGTTACGAAATAGGTGTTGCAGGCCATTGTTGTTGTAACACACCGTCCCAACGTTGAACAGGGTTTTGATAGTTCTGCTGGTATGGGTACGGGTTCTGATAGTTCTGTTGGAACGGATACGGGTTCTGATAGTTCTGTTGGAACGGATACGGATTTTGATAATTCTGTTGGAACGGGTATGGGTTCTGATAGTTCTGTTGGAAATTATATGATGTCTGTGCGTTAGCAGGATACGGATATCTTCCTTGTGCTTGATACGTGCTAGGTTGTCTTGCCTGATACGTAAACGGTGTTCTATAAGACGCCTGATAAGTAGACGGAATTCTATAAGACGCTTGATATGTAAATGGATATCTTGCCTGATATGTAAACGGAGTTCTATAAGGCGTCTGATAAGTAAATGGTGACTGTGAGTTCGCAGGATATCTTCCACGTGCATTGTTTTGATATGTGCCTGGCTGTCTTGCATTAGCAGGGTATCTTCCTCTTGCGTTATTCTGATAAGTTCCTGGCTGCCTTGCGTTGGCAGGATATCTTCCACGTGCATTTGTATTCGTGTTAGCAGGATACGTTGTATTAGCAGGATACCTACCCCTTGCACTTGTAGTAAAAGGATTCTGACCGTTATAAACTATCCCGTCTTTCATGAATGAGAAAGTGAAAGGTTGTCTCGCAGGTGTAATAAATGGATATCTTGCCTGATACGTTGTAGGTGCCTGATATGTTGTAGGTGCAATAAACGGATATCTTGCCTGATACGTAAATGGTGACTGTGAGTTAGCAGGGTATGTAAATGGATATCTTGCCTGATACGTAAATGGACTTTGTGAGTTAGCAGGATAAGTAAATGGATATCTTGCCTGATAAGTTCCTGGCTGTCTCGCATTAGCAGGATATGTGCCTGGCGATTGTCCGTTAGCAGGATATCTTCCTCTAGCATTTGCAGGATATGTGCCAGGCGTCTGAGCGTTAGCAGGATATGTGCCTGGCTGTTGTCCATTAGCAGGATAAGGTGCCTGTGCATTGGCAGGATATGGATATCTTCCTTGCGCCTGATAAGTGCTTGGCGACTGTCCTGATGCAGGTCTTTGTGCTTGAAGTCTACCAGTCGCAGGTCTTCTTGCAGGTGTTGTTCCTATTGCAGGTCTTTGTGCCTGTAATTGACCAGTTGCAGGTCTTTGTGCTTGAAGTCTACCAGTTGCAGGTCTTCGAGCAGGTTGTTGTGTATCTTCTTGACCACTAGCATTATTCCACCCGTCAGGCGTTTTAATATAGACTTGCTCTACTGCACGCCAACCGTCAGGCGTTTTAACCCACGCACCTTGAGTTGCGTTCCAGCCTGTAGGTGTTTTAACCTTCTGTGAGCCTGATGCCATATTATATTATCCTGTTACCCTTATTA